GGGCATTTAATTAAATCTACAAGAGGCTCTTTTGATAATGAATATATTACAGAGGCCAATGTAGTCTTAGAAGAAAAATACCCTGACCTTACTATAAGGGAGGACTTCACATACTGCTATGAGTTCTTAACACCTACTCTTAAGAAAGGGGGGATGACCTGTATCACCTACCCAGAGAGCGACCTAAGGCTATTGGCAGTACGCGATACGTTTACTGGCAGAGAGATAGGGTTGCACGCTGTTACTACTTGTATACCAAGAACAGAGCTATATGAACATGATTGCGATGTAAGTGAGTTATATAATGTACCAAATCAAGAAAACAAAGAAGGATTTGTGTTAGCATATGATAACGGGTTCAGAGTTAAAGTAAAATTTGACTGGTATGTAAGACATCACCGTATATTGCAGCTTTGCAATGATAAAACGGTATGGAAATACTTATCAGATCCAGAATTAGATATACAAGAGTTAATTGATATTGTACCAGATGAATACTATAAATGGCTTCATACCTCTATAGATAACTTTAGAGAGAATTATGTGATATTAGCAAACACTGCTTGTAAACAATACATGCACCTTATAACTAGTTTCCCAGAATCAATTGATATGAAAAAACGAACTTCCAAAGCAGTAGCAGAAAAAGTCATAAATATTGGAAATAAACAAATAATTTCTTTAGTATTTACAATGTTACAAGGGAAAAACATAAAGCCCTTAATTTGGAAATATTTAAAACCAAAACAAACGGAGAAAAAATGAAAAATCCCGGATTCATACTATTTATAGTATTACTTGTCCTAAAGTTAGTTGGAGTCATTACATGGAGTTGGTGGTGGATAACTGCCCCGCTGTGGCTTGGCTTCGTCTTATTATTTTTAGCTGTAGGCGGTATAGCTGCAATTGCAAGTTGGCTCGATTAGATATTTACTAATACTACTCACAAATATATGTTTATGCGTTGGAGCCTTACCTGAGGAATGGAAAGCTTTAACAAGCCATCAACAAGAATCAATACGGGCATCCTATGAATATGGGGTGCCCTTTGATTTAGGGTGGACATTAGCTGCTATTGAGTGGCAAGAATCTGCAGGAGGTAAATACCTTGTAAATTTGCAAGACCCTTCCGCAGGAGCTCACCATATCAATATCAACACATATATGAGTAGACATAGAGATGAGATAGAGGACACACCCTTTAATAGGAATGTAGTGGCCCAATGGCTCATAGATAGTCACATACTTAGTTGTAGAGAAGCAATAACTGAACTAACCTATTGGAAGAATGAGAGACATAATGGTAGCTGGTCCAAAACTGTAAGATCCTACAGGGCGGGCAATCGCTGGGAGTCTCCAGCAGGTTGGCAATATTATAAAAGTATAACAGCCAGAATAAACTTTTTAAAACAAGAATGGAAATTATAAAATGAGACATTTAGCAACAATCCAACTCATAGCTAATTTAGAGCCTATCTCTGGAGCAGATGTAATTGAAAAAGCAACTGTAAAAGGCTGGCATCTAGTAGTTAAGAAGGGGGAATTTCAAATAGGTGATAAATGCGTCTACTTTGAAGTGGACTCTTTGTTGCCAGAAATAGAGCCGTTTGAATTCTTAAAGAAAAACGGTGTCAAAACAATAGATGACGGCACAAGAGGTTATCGCTTACGAACTATAAAATTGCGTAAGCAAATTAGTCAAGGGCTAGCCATGCCATTAGATACTTTCGAAGAGCTCGCCGATGGCCCCGAAGTGGGAACAGACGTAAGTGAACTTTTGAAAGTAGTAAAATATGAAGCACCCATTCCAGCATGCTTAAGTGGCCAGATTAAAGGCCACAGACCTTCCTGGATTCCTAAGACGGATGAAGAACGTGTACAGAATCTTGTAGATGAAATAAAAGAATGGGCAGGAACAGAGTGCTACATAACAGAGAAATTAGATGGATCGTCATCTACCTTTTATTATGCACCTAACTACCGAAAAGCAACACCTTTCGGAGTATGCAGTCGGAAGCTTGACCTAATAGAGAATGACAAAAATTCTTTCTGGAAAGTCGCTAGAGATATTGACGCAGAAGAGAAAATGTCTAAACTTGGTATAAATGTAATTTTCCAAGGAGAATTACTGGGGCCAGGGATTCAGAAAAATAAATACAAATTGTCTGCTACAGAAGTAAAAATGTTTAACGCTTTTACTATACAAGATGGTGGCTTTGGAAGTATTGAGAGCTTTCTAAATCTTATATTTGGGGACTACACAACTGAGGGGGAAGTTCGCGTACGAGGGTTAGATAGAATATTTAATACTGTACCTGTCCTTAATCCAAAGATGGTGTTAAACCATACAGTAGACGAATTAGTAGAGCTTTCTAAAGGCCCAAGCCTTCTAAATCCTGATATCCCAAGAGAGGGAATTGTGATTAGAGCGAGAGATGGTAGCTTTAGTTTTAAAGTAATTAACCCTGACTTCTTAATTAAGTTTGGAGAATAAATGAAAAGTAACCAGCTTTTAAAAACACTGAAAGATGGCGATATAGTATTAATGGTGCTTCCTGGGTTATATGAGCCTTCAGTGTTAGAGATATGCCAACTCAAAAATACTAAATTCATTCCAAAGGGTGAGGGGCGCTCTTTCGACTGGTTAGACTTTGACTCTGACACTTTGTATGTAAATACTCGCGTACATAGTTCACAGTTAGGTGAATCAGCTGGAAACTGTTTGTCAATAACAGAAGTGATAGCTCCCGAGCATCTTGAACAATTTGCACGAAATAAAGATATGTGGAAAGCATCTTTATACCAATACTCTGACGTTGAGTACAAACACGCCCAGAGTACGGCGGAGAGTTCTATAAAGTTATGGGATAGAGACTAAGCCATAAATAAAAGGAAATACAAAATGAGACAAGTAATAATACTACGGGGGTTACCCGCAAGCGGTAAGACTTCGTATGCCGTAGATATGATGGATAAAATGCCAGATACATACAAACGTGTAAATAGGGATAGTCTACGAAGCATGGTTGATGGTGGAGTATACTCTAAAGGAAATGAGAAAATAATTAAAGCAATTAGAGACTCTTTAATCTTTAGATACTTAGATGCCGGAAGATCAGTATTCGTAGATGATACAAACTTACACAGCTCAAATGAGGAGCATATTAGAAAAATAGTGGCGGACTATAACATTTTACGGGAAGTTAAGCACGACGTATTAGTTGTGGTTAGAGAATTCCCTACAGATGTATTTGATGCCATTGATCGAGACGCATTACGTACAGGATCGGCCCATGTAGGCTCTAAAGTTATTTATGATATGTACAGTAGGTTTCTAAAGAAAGATGAGCCTCACGACTATCCTGAGCCTCCAGGCACGGTTGAGTTGGTAGACGGCTTACCTAAGGCAATCATTTGTGACTTAGACGGCACGATGGCATTCCTTAAAGGCCGTAACCCTTATGACGCCTCTACTTGTGAGAACGATACTTACAATGCGATTTTGGGGGAAATTCTTCACGTTATGGACAAACAGGGATACCAAATAATCTTTTTATCTGGAAGATCGGAAAAATACCTTTCAGAAACTAGACAGTTTTTGAAAGCAAACCTTCCGTTTCCTCATTGGAAGATGTTCATGAGACCATTGTTTGAGCATAATATAAGAGATTCAATTCTTAAACGCAAACTTTATGATGAACACGTTAAAGATAAATACAACGTATTTTGCGTGTTTGATGATAGAGACCAAGTAGTTGGTCTATGGCGTAAAGACTTAGGTCTACAATGTTTCCAAGTAAACTACGGAAACTTCTAAATTAATAAACTGACGAAATAATAACATACAAGTTAGAAAAGGAAAAAAAACAAAATGCAAAAATTGCACTTCTTAATAATTGATCCACAAAACTCTTTTATGGATCGAAACAATGATTTAGTCTTACTTCAAAAAGCCGGCATAAATTTGGCGGATATAGGATTACGACTTCCAGAACCAGAATTACCGGTACCGGGGGCTTATGAGGACTCTGAGAGGTTAGCTATGGTGCTTAACCGCTTAAGAGGTAAAATTACTGGGATCCACGTGACGCTAGATACCCACCAATTGTTGGATATTTCGCATCCATTATTTTGGATGAATAGTGCTGGAGAACATCCGGGCCCGTTTACACTTATAAGTCTAGACGACTTAAACGGATCAGTTTGGACACCGACTAGCCCAGATCGAATTCCAAGAGCCAGAGCTTACCTGCAAGCTCTCCAAGACAACGACAGATACCTTCTGTGTATATGGCCACCACATTGTAAAGTGGGCACATGGGGCCACAATGTAGTAGATGTTGTAAACGCAGAACTTGAAGCCTGGGAAGAAAGCAGAAAACGCAGAATAAACTATGTTACAAAAGGACACAACCCTTGGACAGAACATTACTCTGGCGTTATTGCTGATGTACCTGACGATGAAGATCCTACTACGCAGTTAAACGTCACTCTTTTAAAACTTTTAAAAGACGCAGACATAATTGCCCTTTCAGGTCAGGCTCTATCACACTGTGTAGCTAATACAGTTAAAGATATTGCAGACAACTTCGGAGAAGAGAATATCAAAAAACTAGTACTGCTTGAAGACACTTCTTCAAATGTTACTGGGTTTGAGAAATTGGGTACCGACTTTGTAACGGAAATGGTTTCACGCGGTATGCAGATCTGTAAAGCTGAAGACTTTTTGAAATAAACAAACACACAAAGATAAAGGAGATTATCAATGGTAGATACCATGCAAAGTGTGGACTTATTAGGAGCTGGAAATTTTAAGTTTTCAGCAATAGGCTTAGATGAACTAGAAGCCTCCGAATATACCTTAGTAGGTATAGTCGTTGACATTACCGGATCAGTGGGCGGTTATGAAACTATGTTACAAAAGATGATTGAAGAAATAGTGGGGGCATGTAAAATGTCTGCACGTTCTGAAAATCTACTTGTTAGGGTAACACTGTTTAATAGTCAGACTGATATTTTGGAAATCCATGGATTTAAGCCTGTAAACGATATAGATTTAAGTGAGTATTCAGGGAAATTAGTACCTGACGCAGCTACTAACCTGTTTGATGCCACTTATGATATGATCGGATCAATTGAACAGTATGGTAAATCCCTAGCGGACCAGGAATACAGTGTAAATGCTGCCGTGTATGTTATTACAGACGGAGATGATAATTCTTCGACTATGACAGCCACTAATGTAAAGGACAGAATACACTCCATTAAACGTGCCGAAGAATCAATTGAATCTTTAATTTCCGTATTAATCGGGATAGGCACAGACGGCAACCATGGTTGGGGCTCTAGGGTTTCACAACTATTAAAAGAGTTTAAAGATGATGCAGACCTCACGCAATATATTGATGCGGGCAATGCAAATGCTAAAACTCTTGCAAAATTAGGGAATTTCATTAGCCAAAGCATTAGTTCACAGAGCCATTCACTTGGCACTGGCGGACCTTCTGCTCAAGCTAGTATGAAATTCTAACTTACAAAACGTACGTAAGAAACGGCGTAACGGGGCGGTATCTCAGCAGGGTAGAGTTAGGGGATACCCTAGACATTGGTTCGAATCCAATCCGCGCTGTTACGTTCGTTCTTATTAAAAGGAAAACTATGAACATAGATTCACATTTTATTCAAGGGGCCACTCATCGGGTTTGTGAAGATTATACACTTCATGGGGAAACAGATGAGATAGCTTATATTATTGTATGTGATGGGTGTTCAAGCGCTCCTCACACAGATTTTGGAGCTAGATTAATAGCCCATAGTGTAGAACAAGCCATTAGAGAATTTGGAGAGCTGACTCGTCAAAAATTAGAGTGGCAACTTCAATTATGTAAAGGTTATACTGATGTCCAAGGCCTGGACCGCCGTATGCTGCTGTCAACTGTGTTGGTAGCTATCTATAATAAAGAAAAACAAAGCTTTTATATTCTTATGGCCGGAGATGGACATTGTTTCTTAGATTCAAAAGAAGGACCGCTTCATATAGATATTCAATCACCTCATAATACTCCATACTATCCTGCGTATAACATTACTCGAAAAGATCAGGAAGAATACAAAGAGTGTTTAAAGGACAAAGGACAAACAGTTGTTCACATGAATGATGGTGACGAGGATCCTACCAATGTAGCATTAGAAACTGGAATGCCCTTTATATTTCAGCCTGATTACCCGATAGCTTCGGTAATTTTAACTACTGATGGTATAGACCAAGTAATAGATAGGGATACTGGAGAGAGAGTAGTGATTGATGATATCATCACTCATTTCCCAAGTGCCGCAGGAGCATTCGCTGTAAGAAAACTAAGGTTTCTTAAGAAAACCTGGAATAGAAATTATATTACTAACGCAGACGATATTGGAATTGCTGGAATAATATTATGAAGGTTTTAGTACAAGGAAAGGGGCAAGTATCATTATTAGACTCTAATTTTGTAGCTCAAGGTGGAGAGGGTAAAGTATATGTAAAAGGTGGAAGAGCTTATAAAATATTTCATGACCCAAAAACTATGATACCTGAAGAAAAAATTAGGGAACTGTCAGTTCTTACTAAGAATACCATTATAAAACCTGAGAATTTAATTTACACTACAAAAAACACGTTAATAGGATTTATGATGCAGACTGTACCTCAGTCTATTCCATTACCAAGAATGTTTACATCTGCGTATCTTAATAGAAACAATTTAAATAACGATACCGTTACTAAATTAGTTACAAATATTAAGGATACAATTAGTCATGTGCACGATCATGACATAATAATGGTCGATGGTAACGAATTAAATTATTTAATAGAAACTAGAAAGCATACTACTGCTTATTGTATAGATGTAAACTCATGGCAAACTCCTAATTATCCAGCTACAGTAATTATGCCCTCTATTAGAGATTGGCATGCTACAGAATTCACAGAAATTTCAGATTGGTTTTCCTTCGCTGTAATAGCTTGTCAACTGTTTATAGGAATTCACCCATATAAGGGAAAGAATTCTCACTTTAAACGAGCTACATTAGAAGAACGTATGAGAGCAAACGTATCAATCTTTAACCCTGAAACGCGTGTTCCGGGCGCAGTAAGGGACTTTACAAATATACCTAAGAGTTATTATGATTGGTTTAAAGAAGTATTTGAAAATGGTTATAGAAGTACTCCTCCAGACATGAAAGGGCAGTACATTATACTTCCAATAACTCCTATAATAACAACACACACCGGAAGCAAATATTTTACAATACAACAATTAAACGATTATCCTGGCGACATAATTGACTGCACTTATTTTGGTAGACAGTATATAATATATACCAAAAAAGATGTTGTCATATATAACAATAATAGTTATATTAAAGATACCACCTCCAAGGTTTTTTCACACAGTATGTCTCAAAAGACGTTTCTTGTGAAAACTAAGGATGAATCTTTAGTATACAGATCATTGGAAGATAGCCAATCTCCTTATCATAGTACAAATATTAAGGTTGAAAAAACTATGATATACGAAAATAGGCTATATGGCGTAAACAAGGATAGATTTTTTGAAATAGATGTATTAGATACCGGCTCAAAGCCTACGTTTTATATTTTAAATACTTGGGAAATATTCAATAATTCTACAGAAATGTTAGATGGAGTATTATGTTCTAGTATTTTAGGTAAAACTCATTTATATTTACCATACGCACCCAACAAATGTGCAATTGTAGCAATTCCTGAACTAGATAAGTACAAGATAATTGATGCAAAATGCCGAGACAGGGTTTGTATGATAATAGGACAATCAGGCAGCAAGTATGATAAATTTATTATCGTATTCGATGAAAATTTCAAAAAATATGATATAAGAATCTTGAAGGACGCAGATAATATGTTGAATTTTATCTGCCTACCTAACGGATTAACTATAAGTATACATGAAGATGGCGCTTTAGAAATGTTTCGCGCTAAGGCTTCAAGTGATGTGCAGGTCTACAAAGACTCTGCCATCAAGTCGTCGATGACACTGGCCCACGAGGGCAATATTGTTCGGTTCTATGAAATGAATCGGATGTATCAACTAAAAATGAAATAATCAAGACAACAAATGAGCAATTTATACTCAAAATTAAGTGACGATAAAAAATATGATGCAGTAGACTTCGTACTGTACTGGAACGAGCCAAACGTAATGGTTGAGCTATTAGTACCAGGTTATCAGGCTTCTAACATTAAAATTAGAATAGCTAAGGCTGGAACTGCGTTCGGCAATTCGCCTTCAACTCATGACCGCCTGTTAGTGACAGCTGGACCGGATAAAGAGATTGGTAAAGGAACTTTCTGTAAAGGTTTCTATAACGAATTTCCATTACAGAACGGTGAACATTTTAATTATGGAAAATTAACTAGTTCGCTAGTTCGTGGTGTTTTAACCATCGCCATACCTGTAAAAGGGAAATTCACTCCACAGGAGTTCACAGTTAGCGAAGGCTAGCGCTTCTATGTAGATCGTCAATAAAAGACATTATAAAGCTTAACCGCTTTATATCTTTGAAATTAGGCCCGGCGATCACTCGCTGGGTCTTTTTTTTAACAATTATTAACAATAGGGAATTATAAATGAGATTATTAATGAGAGCGTTAGTAGGAAGTAGATTGCATGGGTTAGATACTCCTATAAGTGATTTCGATTATAAAACTGTATTTATTGAGACTACTTCAAATATTTTAGCTTTACCAGAGCACCAGCCCAGCGATCCAAAGGATCCAGCAGATACCTGGGAATTAGCTAGATTTCTACATTTCGCATTAAGAAGTAATCCTACAATTCTGGAAACTTTTAAAGCGACATTTACTACAGAAAACGAGAACTGGTGTGAAGAGTTAAGAAGTCTATTTCCAGACGTTTGGAGTTCTAAATTAGTTTTCCACTCGTACAGGGGTTATGCTCAATCGCAACGCAAAAAGCTTTTAGAAAATGATGAAGCCCTTAGTAATGGAAATGTAGAATTAGATACCATTAGAAAAAGAAAATCATCAGCGGCCTGGTTAAGAATGTTATATAATGGATACGAACTATTACAAACTGGCGATTTTACAGCCAGAATAGCTGATACAGAAGTAGGCATTCTTTGCAGAAAATATAAGGAAGGCGAATCTACTATACCAGAGGTTATAAAAACTTGTAGCTCTTGGGAAGAAAAACTAGAAGACGCGTTTAATAAGTCTACAAAAAAAGAAGCTAACTCAAAATTAGTAAATGATTTTCTATTAAAAATAAGAAAAGTTTCTTGGTAATGCGGCTATCGTCTAATGGTAGGACACAACCTTGCCATGGTTGGAATGTCGGTTCAAATCCGTCTAGCTGCTCAAATAAATAGAAAGGGCAACATGAGTTATAAACACAATCAACGACAACACGCTGTAAAAAGATTTGAAGAGCGTTATGATATTACGTTGACCAAAAAGCTAAGAAAAGAATTATTGAATAGAATTAGGAACGAGTATAACGACCAAGGAGTAAGCGTTCTAGAAAAAGTAGGACACAGGTTAGTTATGATTATTGAGCAAAATAGCATTAGATACAAAGTAGTATATGATAAGAAAACTAATGAAATTGTCACAGCTTTACCAATTAAAGCGGCTATGGTCCAACGGTAAGACTTCTGACTTCCACTCAGACGATGAGAGTTCGATTCTCTCTAGTTGCTCAAATAAAACCAATAAAAAACAATGGCAAGTTATGAAAAGAAAACAGTTAAAATAATAATAGCACACCCGTATGATTATGATGATCTAGAAGGAAAACTTGAAGACGTACAAGAGGTACTAAGGCACATCATAGCTCTTTCTAGACAACAGACAGGGGTAGACAACCCAGATGTGAGGTTTACCGCAGTTTGTAGCCAGTTCAACTCGTGGGACGATAGGATAGAGCTCGACGAATTAGAGGTTAGCGTGAGTCGAAAAGAGACGGATGAGGAATTTACTATTAGAACGAATGTATTAAAAGATAGAGCAAAAAAATCTGAAATAACTAGAAAGCGAAACGCGACAAGACGGAAGAATAAGAAAGAAAAAGACGATTTTGAGCTTTATAAACAATTGGAAAAAAGATTTAAAAAATAAGGAAAGCTAATGTCACAAAAATCAAACTCTAACAAACAGGGTAGAGACAAAATAAAATGCCAACGATACCTGGGGCGTGAAACACGGGAAATGAACATAGCAAGACGAATTGTAAAATTTGCAACAAGCAAACCAGGGCACAAAGGTAAAGAGGTTAAAATTGCGTTACATATGGCTAGTCAAAATAAACAGCCTGTAATTACAAAACTACATGTAAATCGTATTTTAAAACAAAAGAACCTTCTATAGAAGATTCTAGTTTTTTGACATAGAGAGAAAAAATTAATGGGGGCTCATCCAACGTAAAGGACGTCTGCAGAGGCAGGCGAATGTGGGTTCAAATCCCACACCCCCAACCAACGCCGTGGTCGTCTAATGGTAAGACGCTCTTAGTCCGCTAAGAGAAATGGAGGTTCAACTCCTTCCCTAGGCTCTAATTTATAGGGTGGAAGTGTTAATGGTAACACGCCGGCCTGTCACGCCGGAGACTGCGGGTTCGATCCCCGTGCGCTCTGCGAAATAAAAAGAAAGGACAACGTTATGATGGGAATTATAGTACTTCTCATACCAGTGGGAATTATATTTGGGCTTGGAACTATGTTCCTAGTAATGTCGCTAATGCCAAAGTATACAAAGAAAGCCGGATGGGCAAAAACATATGGACTAGCTTGTTATGCCATTTGTGGAATCGTGTGGTATCTTTTAATACTTTCATGGGCCGAATCAGAAGTAGTCATGGCAGAAGAAGAAAAACAAGCAACAGAACAAACAGAATAAATTAATGGGGTTGTAGCTCAGTCTGGGAGAGCAACTGCTTTGCACGCAGAGGGTCAGGGGTTCAAATCCCCTCTTCTCCACTCATTAATAACGGCGCATTCGTCTAATGGCTAGGACACCAGGTTTTCAGTCTGGGTACAGGAGTTCGATTCTCCTATGCGCTACGAAGGTAACAAACCAGAAAAATAAAATGACAAGACAGAAGAATTTATGTGGAAAGACCAGACCTCTTGACAACCCATATGAAATATGGAGAACTTTAGATCAGTCTTGGGAATGGAAAGTTTTAAAAAAATGGCAAATAGATGATAACAAAGAAGGCGCTAGATGGTTTTGCGGAGTTAAGTCTCCCTATACTTATGGCAGCTATGAATTGGGAGATGTATTTGTACATGAAATAATAGCGGTAGCTAGGAAAGTTAGGTAGCTAAATAGGTTTAGTGCGGTGACCGGGGGCGAGGCTCTTGGGTTTTGGAAACCTGGGAAGGTGGGTTCGACGCCCACTCGTGCTACAGAAAAAAAAGAGAAATAATTATGAAACAAGAAACTAAAGATAAAATTACTACCGGGCTTTTCCAAGTAATTGACACCTTTTTAAAAGGAGTACTATTCGGAATAAATACCCGTATAGCCCCAAAAATGACATGCCATAGTTGCGGACTATTAGCAACCAAAGTTTATAAAGGACGCTGGGAGTGTGAGTGCGGGAGACGTTGGTAATGAATAAATTAACTCAAGAGGAAATGAAAACCCTCTTTCAAACAACAAATAAAATGGGACTAAACAACCCCCTCTGGAGACGTGGGCAATGTATTTTTAATGCACTTTATATACTTTATCCGGAAGTAGCAGAAGAGATTAGAGCTACAGCAATGGATCCATTTTACCAGGATAGTAGAATAGCTGCCTGTATAAACCACATTACAAAGGATGAAGGATGAAAAATAAAATATTTGTACTGGGAGACGTACATGGTAATTACCAGGGCATGCTCCAATGTTTCGAACGTTCTAACTTCAATTATGAGGAGGATACATTAGTCTTTCTTGGCGATATAAATGACGGGTGGCCAGATACGGCAAAGTGTTTCGAAGAACTTTTAAAGATTAAGAATTTAATATAGGTTATAGGTAATCACGACGTATGGCTACTTGGGTGGTTAGAATATGGACAAACTCCCTCATTGTGGACTAGACAAGGTGGTATGGCTACAATTGCCAGCTACGTGTCAGCCCCACTAGAATGGAGAACTAAGCACCTACATTATCTACGTAACAAAACAGTATTTTACCACATCGATGATGAGAACAAAATCTACGTACACGGAGGATTCGATCAAAAGGTCCCTATCCGGGATCAGGATCCGTATAATTTGTATTGGAATCGTCACATCATTGAAGTGGCAAAAATTTACGTAACTCAAAAGCGTGAATTTAAAGATTATAAAGAGGTATTCGTTGGGCATACAACTACAGGAATGTTTGGAACGGATAAACCTTTAAATATTTCCAATCTATGGATGTTAGACACCGGATCAGGTTGGGAAGGAAAACTTACTATCATGGATGTAAATACGCATGAGTACTGGCAATCAGACTTATCAGAAGATTTATATCCGAACGACTACCATGGAAGAGAACGATAATTAAGTTGGGCAGCTGGCCGAGCGGTCAAAAGCGCCAGATTGTAGATCTGGTCCCTACGGGGTTCGGAGGTTCGAATCCTTCTCTGCCCACACTTTTAAATAATAAAAATCAAACTAACAAATGAAAAACACAAACCAAATAATTTTCTCCGCAAAGAAGCCATCAGGCTATGATCAATATTTTTCTAATTTTGCACATTCCCCTATTACTATAGAAGGTATTGAATATCCAACAGTAGAGCATGCGTTTCAAGCACATAAAACATTTAATAACACAATACGTAAAGAAATAGCACAGTTAAAAACCCCTGGCAAATCTAAACGTGCGGGTAATAAAGTAAATCTTCGCCCAGATTGGGAAGAAGTAAAATATGACATTATGGTTATGTGCTTAAGAGAAAAATTCAAAATAGATCTTTACAAAAAGATTTTACTATGTACACAAGATGCAGAATTAATAGAAGACGCGGCTGAATGGAACGACGCAATATGGGGCATCGGAAAAAATGGTAAAGGTACAAACCTTTTAGGAAAAGCATTAATGAAAGTAAGAAAGGAACTAAAAGAAAATGAATGGAAGTAAAAAAGGATTTACAATAATAGAACTAATTATTGTTCTAGTAATTGCAGGGATTATAGGCTCAGTGGCAATACCAAAGCTTTTTAATTCTGGTGTTATAGATGCGAATGGTACGAAAACAGAATTAGGTTATGGAAATGATTCTAGAACTACCTATACTCTTACAGTTTATGACAAAGCTTATAATATTAAATATGACAAAGAATACTTAGCGGATCGTGTGTCAATAGGTGACAACAAACTAACTTTTTTTGTCAATGGCGAAATAGTTCAAGTAATTAATATTCCCGAGGCACGTTGGGAAATACTCGAGAAGGTTTATTAATGAGTGAGGTTATACTACCTTTAGAAGCTACCATAGATGAGGATTTACAACTTATTTTGGAAACCAAATTTGGAAATGGCAGACTAACCCTTACAGATATACTTCTATTACAAATTTGTAGAAAACTCGATAAACTTAATGGAGAGGAAACAGATGTTTAAATTAAAAGTAGATGACGTTATAACGGTACGAGCTAGTACTGGCGAAGACCACATTCCGTCATACTGGACACAACGTAGGTGGGCAATAACTAAAGTTAGTCCCACTAAAATAGACGTTCAAGGATACGATAACTACGGTTGGAGAAAGATAGCAGAAAGACACTTTTTATTGAAAGACTATGCTATCGAGCGTTGTATAATAGAGGTGGTTGACGGTTCTTCCAGCCTAACCGTATTACGTACAATACACTCTGGAAAGGATACCAAATAATGTTAATTAATTCAATTTTAGATAACGACATATATAAATTTACACAACAAATGTTTGTTTGTCAGCAATTTCCAAACCTGGAAGTAGAATACAAGTGGATATTGAGAACTCCAGTTGAGTTTAGTGACTCGTTTGCTACAAAATTGATAAGCAATATTAACGCAATGGGATCACTACGGTTAACTGATTCAGAAGCAACTTTTTTAAAAAAGAAATGTTATTATTTCACTCCCGTGTATAGGGACTTTTTAAAAGGGTATGCGTATGACTCTTCTGAAGTAGAAGTAATTTATGAACCCGGTAAACAACATCAATTTGAGATATGTATTAGAGGTCCCTGGTATAGGACTATACTGTGGGAAGTACCTATTATGGCTATTATTTCAGAGATGTCTAATGGGGAATTAAGCCCGCTGTATGAGTTAGAAAAACAGAATATAGAAAAATTGAGAATTATACACGATAATCATTTAAGCGTAGCCGACTTCGGAACTAGACGAAGGCACTCTTATGACGTACATGATAAAACTCTTAATATTTTAAAGCATGGATTGGTAGGAACCTCTAATGTTCATTTTGCCAAAAAATATAATTTAACCCCAACAGGTACACAAGCTCACGAAGTATATATGGTCTTATCACGCCTATACGGTTACAAGATGGCAACTACTATGGTATTAGAGAAATGGGTAGAAGTGTTTCAAGGAAGTCTGGGAACAGCTTTACCAGATACCTTTACTACAGACGTTTTTCTTAAAGAATTTGCCATGAAGTATTCTAAACTATTTGACGGTGTGAGGCAAGACAGTGGGGACCCGCTTGTGTTTGCTAACAAAATTATTAACCACTATGAGCATTTAAACATTGATCCGAAAAGTAAATTAATAATCTTTTCAGACAGTTTAAATCTCGAAAAAGCGGTACACATCGAAAAAGAAGTGAATAAGCACATTAAAACGGCTTACGGAATTGGTACCAACTTCACTAATGATACAGACGTTACACCATTGAATATGGTAATCAAAATTAACGCTGTTAAATTAAATGATGTATGGGAACCAGCTATTAAGTTGTCAGATTCCCCGGGAAAACATACAGGCGATCCAGACGAGATTGCGTTATGTAAACAAATATTAAAGGTTTAAATACGTGGGGGCCAAGCGTCCCCACTTTTAAATAGAGCTGGTGTTACCTGAGCGGTCGAAAGGTCCTGATTTGTAATCAGGTGACGAAAGTCCACGTAGGTTCGAATCCTACCATCAGCCCGTTGTCGGTGGCAGATTTGGTAATGCACTCGGCTGTGACCCGAGTTGGAGTTGCTCCTCATGCGGGTTCAAATCCCGTCCGACACCCCAATTAACTTAGGAACTAAAAAATGAAAAATCCAAAATATATAGTCAGGCCAGACGATTCCTATATATGGGAATTAGACGAATCAAACAATTGCTATAGAAGCTATAAACCTATAAAATATTCAGACGGCACAAGAGCAAACGCTCATGACAACTACACCTTTAAACGTTTAACAGAAATTTATGACTTTTTTCCTATTGAAGAAGACGAATTAGCGAAATATGAAGCTAAATGCAAGGATCATTATGCCTTTGTTGGTTGGCAGATCAGATCAGACGGTCACGGAGGGTGCAAAGGCGGAACTCGAGCCGAGTATGAGATATATTTGGAAAGAGTTGAACGTTACCAGAAATGGAAAAAAGAAGAAGGAATTGAATAATTGAAAGTAATATTTTTAGATATCGACGGCGTACTCAATAATCGTGAGTCGGTACATAAACGACATGAAGAAAAGTTAGGAAATGTATGGCTTCCAGACATAACGCTAGTAGAACGCTTAAAGCAAATAATTGACGCAACTGGAGCACAAATAGTAGTATCCTCAACTTGGAGACTTCATGGTGATTCATTTATGTTTAGACATCTATTTGCTGCCTTGGGATTCAATTTACCCTTCGTAATAGGGAAGAGTACCCCAAGACTACATAAAAGAAGAGGCATAGAAATTCAACAATGGCTTGATGAGCATAATGCCGAATACGACGCAGATCCTGAGTTCTCTAAAGAACATTACCACGAAAGAGCCGATTCCTTCATAATTTTGGACGATGACTCAGACATGGAGCATTTAATGGATCGACTAGTACAAACAAAAACAGATTTAGGTCTACAAGATGAGCATGTAGAACAAGCAATTAAATTATTAAATACTCCGGCGGGGTAGCTCAGGGGTAGAGCGGTGGATTGAAGATCCACGCGACGGTGGTTCGATTCCATCTTTCGCCACAGACTCATCTGCCATCGCTTGCGTGTAAGAGCAGAAGGAGATGGGAGCGCGCAATATAATAACTGCAGAAAAAAGTATCGCGTCGCTCTTTACGGAGAGGTGTAAGAGAATGGTATTCTGCCGGTCTTGAAAACCGGTGCGCCCCCGCAAGGGGGTCTGCAGGTTCGATCCCTGTCCTCTCCTCCAGGGCCTTTAGCTCAATTGGCTGAGCAACACACTCATAATGTGTAGGATGCTGGTTCGAGTCCAGCAGGGCCCACAAAAAAAATGGTTAGGTGATGTAATTGGGAAACATCTTCGCGTAGTAGGCTGTTCGACTCAGTAACACTTCAGTAGATATACTATATAGTGGACGCATGGTGCGTATGCAGGTTCGAGTCCTGTCCTAGCCACTAATAACAAAGAGGATAAATGAAAGAAAAGAAAGAAAAACCACAAGTCACATGGACTGGGTTTCTAAAATTATGGGCTATTGGAGATGATCAAAAACGAGCCAAAGAAAAAGCTAAATTGTTAAAAACTTATAACAATATCCAAGATGATTTAAACAGTAAAAAAGGAAAGGAACAGTGATAAACAGAGTATTTTTAGGAGGCACTTGCGCACATACAACCTGGAGGAATCAAATAATTCCTCAACTAACTATAGACTACTTTAATCCAGATGTGGAAGACTGGACAGAGGCGTGCCAAGCAATAGAAATGGATGAAAAAGACAATAAATGTAATGTACATTTTTATCTTATTTCTAAAGAAATGCAAGGAGTATTTTCCATAGCAGAAGTTGTAAATAGCGCACACACCCACGGCAAACGAACTATATTGCACGTTAGGCCTGATGGATTTGATAAAGGACAGCTCAAAAGTTTAAAAGCTACTGTAGAGTTAGTAAATGCTGCAGGAGGAATAGCTTACATAGATAACAACATACACAGGGCGGTTACCATATTAAACAACTGCTTTGCTTAATTTAAAAAGGAAAACAGATGAAACTTAGACAAGACATAATTGACTTACAAGATTTTATAAAAAGAACAGTAGAAGATGCAGGTGCTGATGGGGTAGTCATAGGATTATCTGGAGGAGTAGACTCCGCAGTAATTGCGGCTTTAGCTCAAAGAGCTTTAGGGCCAGAGAAGGTTATGGCGGTGTGGCTGCCTTACCATGAAACAGTTATTCCCTCAATATCTAATTTATTTCATGGAGCTGATAATATACTAGCTCTTGCAAAACATCTCCAATTAAACCTTAATTGTATAGATATTACCACTTCTGTAGACGCCATGATAGAGGGTATGACTTATATCCAAACAGAGGCAATAACTACCCTCACAAAAGGGAATATGAAAGCCCGGGCCCGCATGTCTGCACTGTACCTGCTAGCAAATAGTACCAATAACCTCGTAATAGGAACAACTAACAAGTCTGAATACGAAATAGGGTACTTTACTAAATATGGAGACGGTGGAGTAGATTTTGAACCATTGTTAGAGTTTTACAAATTTGAAGTTAGAGAAATAGCTAGAGAATTAGAGCTACCTAACGAATATGCAAATGCGGTAGCTTCTGCGGGATTATGGGAAGGACAAACTGATGAACAAGAATTTGGATTTACATACCAAGAACTAGATTCTTATTTGATTTGGTGGAGTACTATGGACTGTGAAAATGTACCATCTCCGGTTTCTGTAGAAGTTATGAATAATATCGAAAGTATGATAAACAATAGCCGTCATAAACGCGATAATATTCCAAGCTTTTTAAGGGACATAGCCTAATGCCAAAAATTAAGATTAAATTTGTATCAGACGCTTTAATAGAGCCCCAACATGTAATAGCTGAAACATTAAATCTAGAAAATGAAGCTGGAGAAACTACTGATTGGGAAATAGTTAGAAGAATTGGAAACCAAAAGTCTGTAGCGGGAGTATTTCATGACCGCTCTGGAAGATTCTTACTAATTAAGGAGTGGAGACCTGCGTTAGATAACTACATTTGGTCATTTCCAGCAGGTATGATAGAAGAGGGAGAAACTCCAGAAGACGCTATGCGTAGAGAATTGTTGGAGGAAACTGGATATGAAGTAGACGGGGCTTGTAGAGTATTTCCTGCAGCCATCAATACCGCAGGAATGTCAGATGAAGCAACTCATTTAGTAATGGGAGCTTTAGGAAGTTACTTACCAGAGCAACAGTCGTTAGGAGACTTTGAAGATATAGACCAAATAATCTTAATTAATGGTTATAATTTACTTAGTTTCATAGCCTCTGAAAAAGCAAAAAAAGTAGAAATCTCAAGCAGACTTCTGTCATTTGCAGCAGGATTATCTTTTATGGAATCTCCAAATTACGAATATATAAGGATGAAATAATGAGAACAATTCACATATACGGGGGGTCATTTGATCCTCCTCACTTGGGACATATGGCAGCTGTTGAATACTTAAATAATAAAATATATAACTCCGAATACCCTAGTTCAGATTTATTACTTATTTGCCCGTCATTTAATCCCTTTAAAATAGAACAACCTCTTCAAAGCGATTACAACGACAAAGTAGCAATGTGTGCTAAAGCTTTCCCAAATAACTTTATATTACATTATAACCATACGTATATGATGAGTTTAATTAATCATATACAGATTATGTATTATAATGTGAATATTGTAATTTATGTAGGCGATGATGATACTGGGTTAGAAGTTCATAAGTGGCAGGATATTGATGAAATTAAAAAATGCGCAGCTATAGAGTCGATTGATTTAGGAAAGATTTCAGAGTATACTCACGCAAGTAGCGGTAAAGTTAGAGAACACATTTGTAAAGCTGAGTATGAGTTGGCTGGAAGATTACTCGACGGAAGTATCTTTGGCTATATTATAGGACATCAACTATATAAAGAATAAATTATGGAAAGAATAATTACAGAAGAATATCTAATAGAAAATCCCACACACATTTTTGTGTTTGGAGATAATTTATTACGAAAAGGTAAAAAAGGTGCTTCAGAGCTTAGAGACCTCCCTAATGTCCTTGGGTTTATTACAAAAAAGTATCCTAATTATAAAGATAGCTCATACTACCATCCGGAAGAATACAAAACAGTTTTTGAAAACGAATTTGATATGTTAACAGCTATGATACAAGTCAAACATGATAACATATTCCTCATATCAAAACTAGGAAGCGGGTTGGCTAATAAGTACGGTATCTGGGAAAAAATCATTTGTAATAGACTAAAAGAATTAATTGAAGTAGATAATGTAGAATTCTTATTTGATTTTGAGAATTAAAACCACTATACTTAAGTATATAACCAGTATACAAAATAAAGGAGCAGTTATGCAAAAAATGATAAGGGTGGGAAGTTGTTCCCAATGCCCTAAATGGACTGGATGCCCTCTAATCAGCAAACTGTCAGAACCGGATAAATGGACGTTACAATTTGGAGAAAAGGCGGACTTTAAAAATAGAGGTCTTTTAAAAGGTTGTCCATTGGAAAATGCTCCGGAAAAGAAATAGACGCGGGAAGGATGTTGGCTTCCGGAAAGGACTCATAACTCTTTCAACGCGGGTTCGATCCCCGCTCCCGCTACAAGGCTCTCAGTGCACAAAACCGTGGCCTCATGAGCTGAGGTTGAGAGCTACCAATTTAAAAATCAAACGCGGGGTGATAGCAGTCTGGTAGCTTGCGAGGCTCATAACCTTGAGGTCGGGGGTTCGAATCCCTCCCCCGCAACCAATTCATTGTCGGAAGGCAATAATCCTATTAGTTAATAAGGTACAATAAACCTAATAGGCGCGGTGTAGAGCAGAGAATAGCTCGCCCCCCAGGCAGGGGGGAGGACACAGGTTAAAGTCCTGTCACCGCAACCAATAGTTAGGTCGTCCAAATAGACTAAGACATGTGAAAAACGGGTGGCGTGAACAGTCACTGGCGATTAGTAACATATATAGGTTTAAGTCCTATCCTAACTGCTAGAGGGGAAGTTATCCGGATATATGCTGATGCATATCAGCGCAGGTGCAAGATCCTGTACTTCCCCACCAATTAACGCGAGTTCGTCTAAGTCTAGGAACCTCTTTGTTAGAGAGGGAATGTAGTGTAATAAACTACACTCGCGACCAAATTATAAGTAGGAAGTAGGCTTAGAAGCAGCCATCTTTTAAAGAGTGATAACTCATGCTCTAAACATGACGTAGCAGTTGGATAAAATCTACCTCCAGGGAAAAGGCATTGGGGGCTGTAGCTAGGAGTGCCTCCTAGTTGTCTTTGGCGTAACAGCACACTATTTATATACATTAATTAAACTTTCAAGTTGCCTTGAGGGCACAGAGGATGTACGATTGGAACAGAGGATGTATCGCACACAGCGATCTGTTGAGAGGGCCTACGCTATCGGGTTGATCACCGATCGAACTAACGCCAAACATTCATGAGATCCTCGGTGAGCGACCTGAACAACTTGAAACACCTTTACCCAGTAGCAATACTGGAGAAGAGTCGTCGAATAGAGCCCCAAGATCCCTTCTATTCGGCGATTTAGTTTATAACTGATAACTTAACCAAAAAATAAAATGATACAAATTAAAACATATAAAGATTATACTAACCCAGTAGTCCCTACCTATTCAGAAAAAACTTGGCAGATAGAAGCCCTAACACTAATACGAGGAGCTATAGTACAGGCAGGACTCCGCGACTCATGCGATGTTAATAAGTATGCCCAAATAATAGATCCTGACATAATTAGCATATTACATGGGACTCCGTATGCTAATATGGATATCACGGGCCCTTGTATGGCAGTGGCTTATACACTACATTCCATATCTAGTACTTATATACAATGCGGATATAATGATAATGTAATATCCATTAGATTAGACCATGCAGGAACCTGGGCAAAATTTGTGGAAGAGTTTAAGGAGCTATAAATGAAGCCTAAAAGAATTAAAGGTATATCTCCTGCAATAATGCTGACAAACCCAAAGTTTGCAGTTAACGTTGGAGCTACAGTTAGGGCAGCGTCATGTTGGGGAGCAGAGCAAGTTTATTGGACTGGACATAGAGTGCAGCATCCAGATGAATGGACAGAAAAATATAGACTTCCAAGGGAAGAACGTATGAAGGGATACAAAGAAGTATCTATGCATAGAGTTGATACGTTAAAACATACATTGAAAAATTTTAGCGAAGACACAGTTCCGGTAGCAATAGAATTAAGGCCTGGATCTGAAATGTTATTTGATTTTGAACATCCTGAAAACGCAGTGTATGTATTCGGCCCAGAAGATGGTGGGCTGGATTGGAAAACATTACAACATTGTCATCGATTTGTGGTACTACCCACGGCCCACTGTACTAATTTAGCAGCAGCCGTAAATGTAGTATTAGCTCATCGGAAAGAACAAAGATTTAAAAAGGGGTTAATTCCCGATATTTATGATTCTTTACAAGAGGATCGTGGATTTATAGGTAACTGCTAATGAAAGTAAAAATAGTTTGTAAAACGTGCGAGGGTAAGGGTAAATATGACGCTAAAGGTTTAGTACCGTGGCCAATTCCTTGCCCTACCTGTGAAAGTAAAGGATATGACTTAGCTACCATTTGGGAAATAGATAACTACGATCAGTATTGTAACGGTTGTAAATACTTGGTAGATACTCATGAATATACTGCAAATGGGCAGGGAATACAGTACATGCAGTATTGCTGTAAGGTAACAACTTTTCCAAAAATTGGAGGCGAAAACTGCTTTACTACTTTTGGAGATATACCAAGTCCGAGATGGTGCCCAGGAAAGGAACTAATTCCCAAAGATACAAAAATAACGATAACAATCAAAAATAATTAATGAAAGACAATCGCCCTAATATTCGACAACTGAAAACGACGACAATATATTATAGAATTGTGGAAGAGTATAAGGGCGGAGTACGCACACTATTCCATGGAACAAACCGATCTAGACACTTAGAGCCTAATAAATGGCTAAAGTCTGATCAGAAACCAATAAAGGATGGAAGTCATGCTACGGTATATACTTCAGGTTGGCATTTATTGCCTACGAAAGAAGCTGCGGAGGCCTTCAAAAAAGCGCAGTTTAAAACACGTCTCAACAAGCTCAAAATAATCCCTGTGCAAGTTAGGGGACTTATTTGGCCAAAAATACATTCTCGAGCAGATATATGGCTTGCGGAATGGATAAAATATAAAAAATAAGAAAGGAAAAATATGTTCTCATTTATACAATTAGGGAATATACAAATAAAAAACGGATTTAGCGTTATGATTCTATGGTATTGCATTTTTCTTGCAATAGGGCTCTTAACTACCTCTGTGGAAATAATAGTATGCAATTTTATATTTGCAGGGTTAGGGTTACTCTCAATTAGCGCATATAAAACCGCAGGGGTACAGTATAGTCAACAGTTAAGTTTGACTTCAGCTAGTTTAAAAGTTATTGCCGCAATAGCAATAATCTTAATAGCTAAATACATAATAATCTTACATATTGTAGGGGTGGCTTTTTTAGTACCAGCTTTTGCAGCGCTTTATCACTTTATAGAGGCTGGATACGTTCAACACTTATTATTAAATGCATCTTAATAAACTGGTCCGGTAGCTCAATTGGTTAGAGCACCCGGCTGATAACCGGGAGGTTGATGGTTCAACTCCATCCTGGACCACATATTAAGGCGGTGGCGAAAGATAAAGAAAACAATTGATTTAACCAAAACTAATAGTTATATTTAAAAATGAAGAAGAATTACATAATGCAATTTAGCTAGATTTGTTTGCGAGGTCCTCCTTGAAACTTAGATTACATAAAAATACAAGTAACTAAGTAACAAACTTCAAGGAGAAGACATGAACAAAACAATTTTAGAAATTAAAGAAGAACAAAAAAGTTTAGGAAAGGGGATCAGAGATCTCAAAAAGGAAAGAAAAGGAAATGGATCAGATTGGCAATTACAGTGTAATATTGAGACAAAGTCTACAGAGTTTAGACATAGGCATATTGCGCGCTGTGAGCTTAGAGGTCGCACTCGTGAGCAGATCGAGAGACATACCAAAAATCCCCCAAATGAAACTAGAATAACATTATATAAAGAAGAATACGTCGAAAGAATTCAGGAGGGGTCATAATCATGTCCCCTTTTTTATTTATATTATGTAGAAAGGATTTAGATCCAGTTTACGCAGCAGTCCAAGGAGGGCATGCAGTTGCAGAAATTTTACTTAATGGCAACACACAGGAATGGAATAACGATTATCTCATTTATCTTGCAGTTCGGGATGAACAGGAGCTCGAAAAATGGCAATACAAACTTTCATCCCGGGATGTTAGTCATTCCTCTTTTTATGAGCCTGATTTAGACGGGCAACTAACTGCTATTGCAGTTGAAAATAATAATAAATTATTTAAAAGCTTAAGAACCTTATAAATAGTGGCTGGGTAGCTCAATTGGATAGAGCGGGGGACTCTAAATCCCTGTCAGCTACAGGTTCGAGCCCTGTCCCGGCCACAATGCCTTCGTGGTGGAAATGGTATACACGGCGGTCTTAGACACCGTTGGTTGAAAGATCTTGAGAGTTCAAGTCTCTCCGAAGGTACAGTGACATGTGTCACGATAATAGAATAATAAACAAGGAGAAATATGAAAAAGATACTTTTGCTATGTGTAACGCTGTTTACATTTACAATGGCCCAGTTCCCTACATTTGATACTACTGTTTCGCAGGATATCACTATTAGTGGGGATTTTGAAACCTTTTTAAATGTTAGCGATAGCGATTCACTAACAAACGATCTTGGCTATCTGGGATTCCAACTTCAAGGCGAAAATTGGAACCTGGGCCTCAACATTGAGAGTCAATTGGTCAATGTAGAAGAAGCCAACATCCGTTTTGGATTGTTTACAGTAGGACTACAACCACTTCCTTATGGAAATGCTTGGGCCTTACATAGACCTTCTCAAAGCAACTTCTATTCTACTCCTAGAATGCACGACGTGCAAACTGGAGTTTTAGTAGGAGATAGAGATTTTGGAATTTTCTATCAGAACAACGATAATTATTGTTGGAGAATTGCTCCAAACTTTAATGATCTTTTAGGAATAGACACGCTTCAGTTAGGATATTCAGATAGTAACGCCCCCGGCGCAGAACCTATTTGGGATTTTAATACAGAAGCTTCATTTTTCAATATGACTGAAAAAGTTCAGTTTGAATACGTTGAAGATGAGATTCTTTGGTATACTACTTCACTTCAGTGGGGTAATATGGTAGGTTTATATGGCGAAATGGATGACGAAGCCCTTTGGGGTATTGGTTATAAATTCGGCAACGCCTATTTAGTATACGAAGACGGAGAGTCTAAGATATTGGCACTATCTGTCGAATTCTAAAGAAAGTGTAGCGGGGCCTATACCTCGACGAGCGGGTGAAAAGCCCGCCCTTTGGCTCCTTAGCTCAGTCTGGGCAGAGCACCTGGTTTACATCCAGGGTGTCGGCGGTTCAAATCCGTCAGGGGTCACAAATTTAAGAAAAGGAAAACAAATGAAAACTACAATAGTAGGAGGCAACTGGCAAGAACCAATTTTTGGAGATAAAACTTTAAAAAAAGAATCAAGTATTATAATTAAATTAGCACGCTTTTTTGAGGTTCCTACAGTTTATAATGGTGGAGATGTCAAAGATTTACCTGAAAAGGTTGACGGGCTTACAATTTGGATGCCTAATATTTCTAATGCAGTAACTAAGCAGTATCCAATAAAAAAAGTAGGTTCTTGCTTAATTGTTTCTAAAGTGGTTCGTAGGGCGGAAAGCACAGAGAGGTTAATAGAAAAAGCTCTAACAGGCCACCATAAATATTTTGAGGCTGTTCAACGAATTTTTAAAATGCGGGCAAATGCAGTAATTGCAATTGAAAATACTCCTAATTTTAAAACTTTTAGTCTTATTGACGCTTTAGGAAATATTTGGATAACTACTTGTAATACTTCAGCATTAGCTAATACTATTCATACATTTTATAACTGGAATAGTCAGCAAAAAAGAGTTTCTACACCAAAACATACTGAAATTGAAGAATTTATGCATTTAGTAAGAGAAAATGCAAAAAATATAATGGAAGGAACTTCCGATAGATACTTTGGCAACTGTAGCACTAGATGTATGTCTACATTTCCATCTGTAAGAAGTGAAAGCGGTTGTTTAGTTTCCCCTCGTAACGTTAGTAAACTTGAGTTAGAAGCTGGAGACATGGTATACGTAACTAATGACGGCTATGTTGGGGATAATAAACCCTCTGTAGATACACCGGTTCAATTAGAATTATATAAAAAGCTTCCTAAAATTAATTTTATGATTCATGGGCATGCCTTTTTTAAAGAGGGACGCAGTACTGAACATTATTACCCATGCGGGGATCTTAGAGAGGTAGAGGAAATTCTTAAAATAACAAAACCATTAGCTACTCTATTTGCTATAAATTTAAAGAATCACGGATTCTTAATAGGGGCAGATACGGTAGGTACTTTAGAATGGTTTTTAGCAGACAATGTACCTATAATGGAGCCATTTAGAAAAATGGCATAATATTAATTAACGAAAGAAATTTAAAATGAAAAAGGAATATATCGCACTTTAACACCCTTAAATAGGAGAAGTTAAAGTGAAACACAAAATGTACGAAGAGTTTGTATGGACTACTATTAATAGGCTATACAAAATACTCTATAAAAGAAAAGAGCTCAGCCGCAGAAATATTAATTGCGACAGATGCCCATACCATGGCGGTTGGGAAAATGGCTCATTTATTCGTGATAGAAATTGGAAACGATTTAGAAAAACTAAACGACAATATAAAACTAAGTAACGGCCAGGTGGCGGAGTTGGTATACGCACGAGACTTAAAATTTCGCGGGCTTTATGCCCATGAGGGTTCGACCCCCTCTCTGGTCACTTTGAAAAGACCTATCCCATGACTAAGGTGTCGGAGGATACGCGATCTGTACTACAGGAGCCAAGCCCCAATAAATATCTGGTATCTCCAGAGGCCGTGAACCTGTAGGCAACACTATAAACTAGCTAAACTGCTTTAAAGCCGCATAGTAAAGTGAAAGTGGGAATAATTGGCCCATAACGTGCAGTCAGATAGGAGGAGCACTCGATTATCTGCGAAGATGCTGTATAACTGATCATAGCGTAAAAAAGCCTTCATAGGTCTTTTCAACTAATGCCTCGTGGTGAAGTGGTCTAACACACCGCCCTTTGACGGCGGTATTCGTCAGTTCGAATCTGACCGGGGTTGCAAATAATAAAAGGAAAACAATGATACCAAAAGATAAAGATGAAAAAGGATTTGTATTCGCTATAACTGTACTTGCAGTTTCATTTATAGTGGGACTAATAGTAATCTTTTTATATAGTACAGTCACACTGGAAACCACAATAGCAAGTAGAAGCGCGGCAGCTCAAGTAGCGTACTGGAAAGCCCTATCTAAAATTAGAATGGTTGAGCAAGTTATTGCTGACTATGGATTAGAGGGTACGGACGGTATTCTTACTAGCGTAGAATTTATAGACATAGATGAATGTAACAAAAAAGCTATAAGTACTGTATACGTAGGAGACTATTATAGATCTGTAGAAGTGCTGTTAGAGAATCTTTCCTGTGAAGAACAGGATGACCATGGGTCTAAAAAACGAAGACATGACAATCGCGATAAAAACGACCATGGAGGAAACGATCATGACGACTGGGATGATCATAATGATGGTGACGACCACAACGATAATGATCACAACGACGGTGACGACCATAATGACATATTTATAGAGGATGTATGGAGAGTCATACCAGGATCAATAAGGGAGATATAGACAACTATGAAAACATATAATATAAATCAAATTAGAAACTTTTTAAAAACGCAAGATAGTTTTGGAGACATATTTCATCACCTATCTGAAAAAAGTATAGACGAGGCTAACATTCCGTCTAAAATCGAAAACACAGAAGAAAATAGAGAGCGCTTGGCTTTAAAGGCTTATGATCATATGGATGAGAGCTCTATACGTGGAGAAATGGTGGACCGTTTTGAAAGAATTTATGAAAAAGATGATGACCACTTTCAGGATGACTGGAATACTTTTATAACGGATGCGGAAGAAGAGTAATGGGTGTAAATGAATGTGATAGAAGGGGTTGCGATAATATACTATGTAACAGGCTTAACGCTATACATGGGTATATTTGCGACGAATGTTTTAATGAAGCAATAACTAGAAAAATAATTAGCGCTTCCATATTTATGGAAGAAGATAAGAGTAGCGTAGAGGAAACAATTCCAGAAGAAGCTTATAGGGCTATGTATAATCAGTTATTCCCATGTATGTAGAAACTAATAAACTAATCGCCAAATTTATGGGATGGATACAACGAAATGAAAGAGGAAACTAAATGACACAACCAGAATTAAAAGGGTTTGAGCTTGTCGAAAGCTTAGCTTCAGGAACAGTATTTAAAATTGAAACTCCTGGTGATAGGAGAGATTCATTTTTATACTGTAAAGTGGGAAAAGACATAGTGTTCGATTTAACTCACACTTTTAGATATATTCCAGAATCATACTATCACTTGAAAGATGGAAGTTTAACAGTAAAAGCATACTTCGGAAAAGTAACCCCATCAACTCTTAAAATCATAACCATACTACCTTTATAATGTATATGGTTGTGAATGAAGGGACTAATGGACGTACAAGCTGGAAAGAAGAAGTTGATATAGATAAACTCTTAAATCCATTTGGCGCTCTTATGTATAAACAATTTGAAGCTAAACTAAAAAGAGCTTATCCTGGAGCTAATCCAGATTATGGAGTAGTTATGGGACAAAAGAAAATGCCCTTCTTTTTTATAACGGAAGCGCAAGTAATAGAGGGATTAAAAAACAGAAAACTGTAAAGGTTTATGCCTCCGTAGCTGAAATGGAATAGCACCGGGATTCTACCCCGGGTTATGTAGGTTCGAGTCCTGTCGGGGGTACACAATAAAAAAAGGAAGTATATGATATTTCATTATACAATACCAGAACGTGAATTAAAAGGAAAGGGTTATACTTTTCAAAAGCTATATGCAAGCAACCATAAAACTTATAGAAAAGAATTTGGGACGCATAAGGAGTATATAATTTGGTTATGGGTCATGGAAAAACGGATACAAATTAATGACTGGTATGGCCGTACTAAAGATATTATAGATTTATTTAATAAAGCTATAGCCGATGGATTTGAAAATAAAGTTAAGGTTGACCTGTTTGGTAATAAAGTCTTATACATTTTGCAGGATATGTCAGATAAAACGCGACCAGTTATGCTTAAAAGTTCATTCCCAATGGACAGTATACAAACTCTTGAGGGTTATGGGGCGTTTCATCGTAAATATCGAGAAATATACTTAGACATACCTATATTTAAAGAAGTAGTAGAAGAGATAAACACCCTAACCATTAAGAAATAAATATTATGTTACTATTTAGTATAAATCCACCATTTTGGGGAGTTGGACAGGTGTTTGACGATCCTGTATTAGACAGCCCCCTAGGAAGACAAGAGGGTATAGACGATGTCAGAGATGGGGGACTATTTTATATATCACTAAGTGACCTTAAAACAGTCGACGAACCTTTATTTAAAATTATAGTTTCAGGGAAAAATGTTTGGGCCAGAACTAACTCCTATTTAAAAGGTAGAGGGTTTACATATTCTGCAGAACTATATAATGATAATGGAGAATGGAAAAGAATTTAAGAAGTAAGGAGGGGTGACAGAGTCGGTAATGTGCCGGTTTGCTAAATCGAGGCCCGGGGAAACCCAGCATGAGTTCAAGTCTCATTCCCTCCTCACAAAACATTATTGGTATTCCCCGAATTAGGGGACTGAAAACAGCTGGAGCAGCGTAAAACGTGTGGTGACGCCCCCAGGAAACTGGACGTATTATCAACGTGGTCGAAGCATGGCATAGGCGTGGACCCTAAGTGTAGATCAGGCCAGTACCAATAACTTTGCCTCAGTAGCTCAGATGGAAGAGCACTTCGCTACGAACGAAGAGGTCGGGGGTTCAACTCCCTCCTGGGGTACAAACTTAAACCTATAACCGGTAAAACTAAGTGATAATAACAGTAGCGGGATCTCAACGGTTTTTAACTGAAAGGATCCCTATGGAAACTATTGAAAAAGCGTTTAAGAGCTCTAAGTTTAAATTATCCCAGCTTTTAATAATGGGAAATTTAAAGAGTTCAAAAGATATCGCGGAATACGCAGCACGACGTGGAATTAATTACCTTCGGTTATATCCACGATGGAGGAGTACTTCTCATAATTATTTTGATACAAGCGCAGGATACAAAAGAGATGTTCTAATGTTAGAACACTCAGATTGTTTATTATATTTTGTACATAACAAAGTTATGAATCCTATCAAACTAGGGGGATTAGCTAGATCTCTAGGTGTTAAAACCTTCATACATTTGGTATAAGAACTCTAGCAATGGATATATTATAAGCAATTATTTTAATTAACAAAAAAAACATGTAATCACGAAAGGGGTTACAAGGAACGCACAATGATAAAGTTAAGATTTCATTCACAACGGGAAGAAACTCACAGCAAAGCTGTACCTATTGTGAGGAAGACATCTGTAGAAATCACTGATGAAGATGCCCGCTTTCCAGAATTATGGGGAGAGGCTGTCCAGAATATCACTGATTTAGACAATAGAATAGAAGGCCGCAGATATGCGATTAAAAATGCCTTAAAAGAACACGACGAGATAACCAAAGTAATGCGACAAGAGATTTGGACTTCATTTTTTACACATTGTAGAAAAGCAAGAAAAAAATATACTGATGTCACAGTTACACCTCAAGGAGGTAATGCTACTTAATGGCAAAACTAAGACAAACAAATGCTGAACTAGCAATAGAAGTAAGCAAAAAATTTCGAGCAACAATTAGCGCTCGACAAGTATCAAAGTCACGAAAACGTGGGTGGATTTGGGTAAATGACAAACAAGTTAAATATAAAGCTCCCGCCCCAACTAAACGACAAGCTCCAAAGACTGGAAAAAAAGATGCAAAAAAATCCAAGAAAAACTATAGACAGTAGAATAATTTTTTGGGTAATAGCTTTCTTTTTTGCTTTATTCTTCGAACTCCTAGTAATTAGCATATATCATATCTTTTTACTAGGAGCTTTAGCTGGCATCGGCCTGGCTACTGTAGGAGATTTTATTGGGGGATTTGGAAAACCTAGTCCGCTATTTAGTTGGATTGAACAAAAGTTTTCTACAAAATGCCAGTCTTAAAAGTTGATTTTGAAACAAATCTTTTAACTTGCGAAAAGTGTGATTTACATCAGCATAGAGAGCAAGTTGTGATCGGTTCAGGGGAAACCCCTGCAGATATTTTATTTGTGGGAGAGTGCCCTGGAGAAAGTGAAGAAAAGAAGCAAATTCCTTATGTAGGAAAAAGTGGAAAATTATTAAGAAGATTAATAAAAGATACGCCTATATCTGAGGATGTATGCTATTTCACAAACATAGTTAAGTGTAATCCATTTAACGCAAGAGATCCGTTTCCTTGGGAAATAGATAACTGTTTACCACATCTAGTAACGCAAGTTAAGTATGTGGTGCACCCGAAAATAATAGTTGGTATTGGAAATATAATTTGTAATTATTTAAGCAAACCACACTCTTATGTATTATACAGGGAGCATGGTAAGATTCTTGATATATCAGGAGGAATTAAATTTATAGGAATTATTGACCCATATAAAGCACTAGAAGATTCAGCGATAGAAGATTTATTAATAAAAGATCTAAAATTAGTGTTGAATTTATGGAAAAGCTTATAATTATCAACAGAAAATTAAAGGAAAAAGTATGAACTTTTTACCAGGATGGCTACAAAGCTATTTAGGAAAACGACAAATTGCAAGAGTTTTCAGTAACTTTGATAGTCTGATCAGTAAATTAAGATCTGGAGCACAGAAGCTTGGAAAAGCTATGGAAAGCTTAGATAAAACTAATTTAGCTTATCAGAAAAAAATAACTGCAAATACCTCTCGAATTGGGTTATTTAATGATAAGATAAAAGAAGCTTCCACCTTAATTGAAAACATTGAAAAGTTAACTGGAGTTGACATCAATGGTGACGGAAAAATTGGTGACGAAGACTAAATCCAAAAAATTTAAGAGGCTGTCTTCGGGCAGTCTCTAAAATAATCAAATAACAAAAAATGAATTTAAAAAATTTTAAAATAGACGATCAGGGCCGCATAGAATACGAAGGAACAAAGCCTGCTATCGTTGATTTTTGGGCAGAATGGTGTCCACCTTGTAAAGTAATGGGTCCAATATTTGCCGAAGCAGCAAAAGTCTATGGCGATAGAATAGATTTCTATAAAGTTGATGTAGATAAAGAATCTAAAACTTCTCAAGAATTTGCAATTAGAGGAGTTCCAGCATTTTACTTTGTTAATCCTAATAAGTTTGTTACGATTCATGTCGGAACTATGACTCAAGAAGAATTGTATGAGATTATAGAAAATAAACTATTAGGCGAATAACAACAAAATTTCAGTGGGGGTGCCCGGTTTCGATTAGTATGGACAAGTATACAGGTGCACGCAGAGTGATTGGCTAAGCAATCAAAACAAAATAACTGGCAGACCAGCAGTTAAATTAGCGGCGTAGACTAACCTCTACGATTTCGTTAATGTCTATTTATTGACTCCGATAGTTAAATAGGCATCATTTATCGGATAGTCCAAGTGTTGTGGGACGAATAATCCAGACGCACCGTCCCAAACGACTTACGGGGGTTACGACAAACATTAAAGGAGCGAGGTACAATTTGTCAAGAATGATGACCTTAACTAGCAAACTAGACTAAGCATGTGAATGACCTGATATGGACCATGTTAAGACGGGAGTTCGATTCTCCCCACCTCCACACCCGAATTAACCAAATAAGGAAAAAAACAAATTATGGCAGAAATACTAGATATGAACGGTAATGTAGTTTCTAAACCTAAAAAAGATAAATCCAAAGATCCAGATACAAAAGAAAAATCTACAGAAGAAACGTTTGCACTATTGCAGTGTTTAACTAAAGAATGTAAAGGTTCTACAGTATTTTTTCAAGGGATTTCTTTTGCATTTATACCAGCGGTGCACCCCAAGAACCCTCATGGAGCACCAGCCCTTAATCCAATGCCTGTAGGAAATATATGCGCTAATTGCGGAAGTTTTTATAGTACAGAAGAATTGCTGGAAGGGCATATGAAGAGCCTAGAAGTTGTTACAAAAGCAAAAGTACTTTCAAAGAAATCTACAAAGAAATCTAAATAAAGAAAAGGATTCGTAAGTATGTTTGCAGAAATTAATGATCAAAAATTTAAAATATTGTTTCAAGGAGCTGCGGTAAGATTGCCAGCTACTTTGGAAGAGCGTTTAGAACTTTTTGCTTTAACTTCAGAAACTGGAAAAGTGTTAGTAATAGATGAAAATAATGTTATTATTTTTGAGCTAATACCTGAAGCAGATATAGTTGAGCCTCAAGAAGAAGTTCAAGAAAATCCAAAAGAGATACCTTCAGAAGTAGAGGAAACTGTTGAGGATAACGAGGAACAAACCAAAGAAAAAGATGACTAGAATTAGAAGAAGTAAGGCGGAAATGGCAGCCGGTATGACCGTAGAGGACAAGCGGGCCGGCCTAACGATGGATACCTTTAAAGCCTCAAATAAAGAGGCTGAAAAAAAACCCTTAAGCACTTCAGCTAAAAAAGCTACTAAAGAATATGCGGATACAGGGATCAAATTAATATTTGAAGAAAGAATAGTTGAAAAGGAAATTCCTGTTATAAAGGAAGTTCGAATTTTGAATAGCACTGAGGGTACAGAGAAAACTGTACAAGAAATAATGAATCTTGAGCTAAGAAAATGTACTTGGGAATGGATGCAACTTCCTATCAAAGATTTTACAGTAGCTCAATTAAAGAAATTAGGTAAAGAGGGCTGGCATATGGCGTTTACGCATAATCCAAAAGATCACATACCTTCATCGACTAAAGGAGAACAATTATGTTTTCAACGTCCAAGATACCAAAAGAAGTCAAAGAAATAATTGACGATGTAACTAACATTCTTGAAGGAACCCAAAAAGGTCCTTTAGATGTTAAAAAACACGACCTATTGGAAACAATAAAACAAGCTTTATATAGTATGCTTGCTGCAGCTGATTGCTTAGATTTTGATACAAAAGAGGATCGTAGAAAGTACATCGTAAAAGATTTTAGTCTCTGGGTTCAGAGATATCTATTAAATAAATTTTAGAAAGGTTAGAATGAAGATTTATACTCATCAGCACGTAGATTTAGATAACTCTTGTTGTTTAGCGTTGCTGTTATTACACTATCCTGAGTTGGATTACAGTGACATAATTTTTGTACCAGCAAATTGGGATGGAGAAGGTTTAAAAGAAGAAGATATAGCTATAGATATATGGGCTAACGGAAAAGGTATGAAGGGGGATGGTAAATCTGGGGAACTTACAGGAGCTGCGTTTACAGAACTTTTGAATACTCTCAATAACCGAGAATATAATAGCGCCTATAGTAAATTAAATTTATTACTAAAAGGATTAGAGCGCTACGGACACATATATCATTATATAGAAAAAGCTGATTATTTAGGAATTTGGGATGTATGGAAATTCTTACGACTAGAATGTCCCGACGACGCCGAGTTCGTTCAACTTTGGTATCCTGTAATCGGTGGTATGTTATTAGACTATAAAACTAGAATGTTAGCTAAGACAGAAGCTAAATTAGCTAATACAGTTTATGACAAAATTGCTATTTTAAAAAATTCAAAAAGTAAGTATACAGGCACCCATCTATTTAGACGTGGGGCTCTTTTTGTAATTTATGAAGATGGAAACAATCTAAGTGTGAAACGCTGCAATGGTTCTCCAGAAATACATGTGGGTAATCATTTAAAAGAATATTTGCCAGACTGGTTCCATCACCCAGACGGATTTTTCAGTGCTTGGGGTTCTCCTAAAGCGCCTGCGACAGAGCCTCCAGCCATAAATGCTGAAGACTTAGCAGAATTATTAGTACCATTAACTAAATAAAAAAAAGGAATAATATGACAACAGAAAATTCAATAATGGTTATAAGACCTTACTGGGATATGGGCACCTGGGTCTTCGATGATGAGGCCGTAGGCCTATTACGAGAACCATTCGTATCCGGGGCTCCAGAAATGATTGATGCCCTAATAACTATGGCTGGAGGGCATCCAGAAGATGTTCGTACTGGTTTCAACTTATTCTTTAGCGGAATCAAATACCCTGACAGTGTTGTGGAGGCTACAAGAATGGAAGAGGATGAATTTCCAATGGGAACTTGGTATGAGGAAGCAACTACTGGAATGACTTTCTGGTTATGCCCAGCGCTATTAAAGTATTTTAGTACACCTCCGGAGTCAATATTCGCGCATGTAACGCTCGACTAAAAACTAAAAAAATAGGCGGGTTACATCCCCGCCTACTTTCCTTTTTACATTAATTTCTTAGTCTTCGTAACAGTCTAATATCTCTCGTATCAAGCCGTGCCTAACAATATCCTCCCTGGTAAAGTTTGCAGTAGTAATATCTTTTATTTTGGATAGACGTGCCATGGCGTCTTCTAAACCGCTGATATCATCCTTATCACTTTGCTTTGGATCTCCAGTTATAATCATTTTAGAATCTCTTCCTAATCTAGTTAAAAAGGTCTTCATAGCTGTACAAGAGGAATTCTGGGATTCGTCATATAAAACTACTTTGTTTTCAAATTCCATACCTCTTAAAAAAGCTGGTACCACAATATTAATAATACCAGTGGTTTCCAAAATATCTGTTATTTGTTTCCCAATTATTTTTTCAAACTTTTGCCAATATGGGTTCATAAAAGGATCAGTTTTCTCTTTCATACCCCCCTTTAATCATCCGAATTTTTCATTATCTACGCAAATTAAAGGTTTACAAATTACTATTCCATCGACAGGAGATTCTTTATCTGCTAATTGTTTTAAAGCGAAGTGCACTGATAAATGAGTCTTACCTGTACCTGCAGGACCTTTTGAGAAAATTATTGTTTTCTTCTCCATAGCTTTATAAAATTTTTCCTGAGCTTTAGTTAAAAATTTCAAATCCCCTAATTTTACAGGAGAAGATTTTGAAGAAAAAAATAAATGGTGCAATTGTCGTAATGCTTGGTGTTTATTACTACAGTCTTGAGAGTTGTGTTGCATTGAGCCTCCTTAGAAACGTTGTCCGGGAGTCTTATATGTATATATTGGAGCTTCCGAATCTTTCGCTAAGCGTGTTTTAGTTAATCGTTTTTTGGTAAGTCCCGGAACCTCTTTTTTTATTTTTGGTATATCTATAATTGTAGGTTTCGGCTGTTTGATCGGAGGAACTACCTTTGGTTCAGAGGCAGTTTCTAAATTATCTTTATATTCTGGATGTATTTTTAGATAGGTTTGGTATTCATTTTTAGGTACAAGTTCGTAAAACACATTAGGTAGCTCTTTAGCATGACCTAATCGTTCTACCTCAGGCCAACCTTCTCCAGCACTAACTAATTTTATAGTACCAATATTGTACCCCCATTGTTTATTAGGGTGGTGGGATATAAGGGCGCAAGGCTCCTCATTTGAAATTAATATAATACGGCCATCTAAGGCCTCAGCATTAAATTCATATTGTCGTCAAACGACTATAGGGTTATCTGCCTTTTTAAAAAAGGGCATTTATTAAAAGAATTCCCCCTTTTGATAATTAGTGTTTTTACCAAAGTTATCTCCATAAATGAACGCTGGTACAGGGTCTTTACCTCGAATGTTAGCTCATAAGCCTTTTGCAGCTCCTACAGTTAAGCCCCGTTTTACTCTGTTCGCACTAACTCTAGTTAACCAATCGTCGCTATCAGCATTTAATGAGTCTATTGATTTAAAATATGCGTCATATTCGATTAATGGAAGTTTTTCTTTTTTTCTATCTTTGTTTAGAGCGTTTAAATAACTTATAGTAGTTCTATCTCCTCTTAGGAATCCGCTACCCTCAGGAGCTACTGTAATTTGGGCATTATCACTAATTCCACGAATTACGGTTTCAAATGTTTTATTAAAGAATTTTCCCCCATAAACTTTTGAAGCTTCTTCTACTAAATACTTCTGAGCTGATAAGTGATCCTTTAATTCTCCAAGTTCCTGAGGTTTTATAATTCCATCAGATATGGCGTCTCCAATTCCTATTTTAACTCCTTCTGTTACAATAGGCAGTCTACCGGAAGGTATAGTAAAGGTTTTATCATTCTTTTCCCCATAACCCTCTATCCTAACGGAGTACCCTCCAGTAAGATTTTTCTTAATAGATTTTATAGTCCCCTTTACAGTAGATAACGTAGCTTTTCCACTTAATTTTTGAGGTACAAAAAATAATTGTTTTAAACGTGGGAAACCAGTTACAGCACCACCACCACCGCCACCTAAGGCAGTTCCCCCTGTATGGAAAGTTTGCATAACTAATTGTGTAGATCTTTCGGTAATGGCCTGTCCGTCTAATACTCCTACCGCTTCTCCTAATACAGATAATTTTCCATTAGGCATTAACCCATAACAGGCTTGACAAATCCCTTCAACTGCTTCGCAAGTTAATGGCGATCTAACCCATAGAGTTTTTAATTTATCCTTTTTAGCTCTTAATAAAACATTTGAATCTACAATGTCATTTCTTTTCCCCACACCCGATACAGAGTTAAGTAACATGCGATCTATAACATTCTTGTCATTTACGCCAATTTCTAAACCTTTACGAGTATTACAATCTTCTACAGTTATTAACAAACGTCTATTAATGTTTAATAACGCTTTGTTTAAAGCACCAGATTGCTCTGTATTTACGGACCTGTCAATATTACCTTTACGAACTCCATATAAGGACGCAAAATAAGAAGGGGTATCTAAACCCTCTCCATACGATTTTAACACAGGATAGGGGATAGGACGGCCTTTGGTGTCCATTAGAACCCCAGGCATAGATAAAATTTGTCGTACAGAATCAGTTTTACCAAATGAGCCTGAATCCAACATGTCGTAGATGTTATTTCTACCCCGTACACTTTTATCCTGAGCTTTTTGAACTTCTATAGTTAATTTGTTTAAAGAGTCAATTCTAGTCTGCCCTTTTAATTTATTAATTGCAGGAAGTTTTTCTTTTAAAAGATCATCTCTATAGGCTCTATCTATTACAAAGTCATTTAATGATAAGGTATTGCCATGTAAAGTGGCCTGCATAGCTCCTAAAGATTTCCAAGAATTAATTACATCTGTAAAATAATTAGGGTAAGTAGTTGCGATAGTGGTTAAAAGTTTTTCAGACACTTTAGCAGTTAATACTCGTTCGTAATCCCTTAATTTTTCAGGTAATTCAGAATTAATATAAAACTGCCCTATAGTCACTTTTGTACCGTTAAGATCAAACTGAGTAGTCCATGGAATTTTGGCTTTTTTAGCGTCAGAAATAGATTTAAAAGATTCTTTAGATTTTTCTTTAATAAGACTTAGCTGGTGTATTCCAAAAACATATTCTTTACTAATCTCTGGAACAATAGAGTTATCTCCATGCTTAAATAAGATCTTGCTAGGCATCATGTTTTTAGCTTCCTCTACAGATTCAGCAGAAACAGGTACCATTACAGACATAGTATCGCCGTCAAAATCAGCGTTGAAACCTCTCATAACAAGAGGATTCATTCTAATAGATTTACCATCTACTAATTGAGGTTTAAAAGCTTGAACTCCATGCTTATGAAGTGTAGGAGCTCTGTTCATAATTACGGGTCTACGTTTCATTTCATCAACGAGAGCTGATTTTGCTAAATCAGTTTCATCTTTGTATTCCCTTACTGCGGCTGTAGCTTTTAATCCAAATTCCTTTAAATTCTTTATAATAAAAGGTTTATAAATAGAATAAGCTATTTTAAATGGAGTACCTACCTCATTTAGACCTAAATCGGGGTCAACAATGATAGTACTTCGAGCACTTAAGTCTTGACGCTTGCCCCAGGATTTTCCTTGTATTAAGCCTTTTTTACTTTCTCCTATTTCTTCTAAAATCCCTTTATACTTTTCACCGCCATAGGTTATAGGTTCTATAAAACCTTGCATAGCTCTTACAGAATCATACAATGATCTATTAGCTCTTAAAACCTCATCTGCGCCTATAATATCTTTAGTACTTTTTAAAGCTGTGTTTATAACCCCAATATCTCTATAATGTTTATTGATATCGCTAGTCATTAAATCACCAGTAGGTAAAGAATAGATAGGTCTAAATTTAGGAGGTAATATTGGTATTTTAGTAATAGTATAGGCTTCTTTTGGGTTTAATTTCATTCTACTTAAATTTTGTAGATACCTAACCTTAGTATTTAAACTATTCACCGAGGATACAGGGGCAGTTTTTAAAGCTGCTGTAGCCTTAACAAGCTCAGCGTCAACATCATAGGCTTCTAAAGCAGAGATAATAGCCGGAATTCCAGACTTACCTTTTAGCTTTAATTTCCCATCTATAATGTCGCTATATTTCTTGTCAGTAATACCTAATATTTTAGTAATTGCAGGAGCAAACATAGGATTAGGTAAATTAGTTGCTAAATTAATATGAGACCATAACGTGCCGCTAATTCCACCAGTAATCTTTTCATCGAATAATCCACCGGCTCTAGTCATTAAATTTTTACCAACTAACATAGTTCCTGGCTTTTCTAATGCGCCATTAGACAGCTTAGTAACATCTTTGTCAGTTAATGGTAAAATTTGTAGTTTATTACCTTTTTTAGTAACATTAACACCTAGACCTTGAATATAGGTTGTTAGCTTTTCAAATACAAAGTTTCTAGAAGGCTTACTAGGCGGCAGTCCCAATTGTAGGTCTCTTCAGTATTCATCGTTAGACCTTCCTTTAATCTCTCCAATATCTCGTAAATTGGCTTTTGCTCCGTGGGCCAGATATGCATAATTATCTAAAATCCCTACATGCTGTGAACCCTTTCCTACAGGCTGTTCGTCTATATCATATTGGCCGATACCATGAGCCCCTAATTTTTTGTTGACTATATGTCGAAGTTTGAAAAAATACTGTTGTCCTACAAAAATTTGATTATCAAAAGCTTTGCCAGTTTTACCATCTGTTAAAGTTTCATCAGGTTCTATACCAAGTTCTTTCATTTCTGCTAAAACTTCTGCAGATCTGTCACCTTCTGGATTATTAAAATTCTTAACAATATAAGGTTTACCAGTTTTTTTAGCAATTTTACCAGCTGCCGTCTCTAAAATTTGACCAATGTTCATACGAGAAGGAACTCCATGAGCATTTAACATTATGTCAATAGGGGTACCATCCTCTCTATGAGGGGCATCTGCGTCTGGAATAATTTTAGTAACAATAGATTTATTACCATAACGCCCAGAAAGTTTATCACCTTCTTTAAAAGGATGGGTAGATTTAACATAAATATCTATGTTTCTACCAGTCTTAACTACATCAGTTACCACTCCCGGCTCATCTTCAGACCATTCAGTTAAATTTTTATTAAATTGTCCAAAAGTATATTTACTTAATTTATGTAAAGCTACCTCATGGTCGTCCATTTCACGCTTAACTAAAAATGCAATTAATACATCTTCTGGATTAACTGTTTCTCCTACCTTAATAATACCAGAGCTATCTAATTTTTTTCTATTATCTGGGGTTATAGCGTCTGGGTACCAGGCACTAAATTTTTCTAAACTAAATGCAGATAATTTAGGAGTAAAAAATACATTTACTTTATGGAGCATAGAATGAGAAAGTTTATTAGCAGCTGATTCTGTAATTACAGCGCCATCTTCATAATTATAACCCTTATAAGTCATATAGGCTGTAGTTAAATTTTTTCCTATAGACAGGGTATCTCCACTGGAATAATTATTTTCAGCTAATATAGTTTTACTATTAACCTCATCTCCCACGTTTACTAAAGGAGTAGAATCTAAATAACCATCTTGATTTAATGGGAAATTGTTATATAAACCTTTTTTAGTTTTAGATCCATCTTTTCCAATGATATAAATATAATCTTTAGTAATTTTACTAACTGTTCCAGTACGAGGTTTCCCTTTTAAATTAGGTCCGTATACTGGATTAAGAAAATTACCAAGAATCTTTTCATAAGTAGAATCTTTATCTCTATAGGTTTGTACTAAAGGAGCTTCTTTATTATCTAAAGCCATAGCTTGAGTCATCATACGAGCACCAGTAGCACTTCTATTACCCTGAACTGCGTCTAAAAATGGAATAGCATTAGCGGCAAAAGAAAACATTGATCTTGGAGACCTTATATAATAATTAGCCTTACTTGGGGCAATACGTATAAGTTCACCCTTATACATTGCGTGTATTGACTTAAATTTAGGAGTAATAGTAGAGCCAGATATTTCATATTGATCTGGGTACACTACATAACTTTCAAAGAATTCTAAAGGACTAATATATACTAGTTTACCAGAAGTATTATATACTGGAGATTTCAGCTCATTACCTTCTTTAACAACCTCAGAGGTCATTCCTAAAGTTACTCCAATTTTTGAACCTTCTGGAGAAGCTGTAGAGTCTATAAACCCTAAGTGTGTAGGCTGTACATCCCTAGTTTCTTCAGTAATTGAGTGCTTACTTTTTATTCCACCAGTACCCATAGGAGAGGTTTTTCTTCATTCGGATACAATAGCTACAGGATTTGTTTGTGGAGGAGTTGAGCTTAAATCGCCAGTAGTAAAAAATAGTTTAATAGGTTTTGAAAAAGTACCAGCACTTACTATTTCTCGTACTTGATCTTTGAACATCATAGATGATCGTAATTTTTTAGTAAGAGAGTCTTTTTGTTTATCAAAATGATTAATAAGTAAGTCATCTACTGATAAAATTTGTTTAAAAACTAAACTATCTCTGTCATCTGGTTCTGCTGTACCTTTATTAATATCTAATAATTTCTTAGAAGAGTCTAGTAAAGCTTGTCCATTAACATTAGAGTGTTTTCGACCCAAAGTTAAGAGGGTAGTGTTGGGGTCTACTTTAGTGAAGTTTTCAAAATAGTCTTTTAATTTGGTAAGAACTTCTGAGTAGTCTTTAGGATCTCTATGATAAATTTTAGTGAAAATAGAAGTCATTTCAGAAATTTCTGTGTTGAGAGCATTCTTCTTATTAACTTCTAATAGTTTGGTACCCCAAACCTTACGCATAGCCTCATCGCCTACACCTAATAAATTTAATAAAGTTCAGAGTCTATATTTTCTATTATCGAAAATAACTACAAATTTTTCAGAAATAGGATCTAATTGCATTTTAAAATTAAGACCTTTTTCTAAATTGAATTCATTTTCTAACTCACCATTCTTCTTAATACGAGCATATATACCCGGCTTTCTTCGAAGTTGATTAACGGTTTGGTATTCATTTCCTTCAATAATAGTAGTAAACCTATTTGTTAATTTAGGGATATTTCCTATCTTAGCATTCTTTTTTTGGTTAATAACTTTTCCAGTGCTATCTTTTAAAAGTATATCAGCGTATAAAGGTATTTGTCAGCTACGCCTATTGATTTTTAACTCTTTCTGTTTAGGGAAATCGTCAGAACTAAGATTGTCAACTATTTTTAAATTAGCTATTTCTAGAGTTCTATCACCGGCGGTGACTGGAAAAACGTTATTTATAGACTTTAGGATAGCCTGTTGGATATTTGAGTTCTGTTTGTTGTAATTTAATAAATCTGCCATATTGTTTTTAAATTTTTATGGTATAAGAAGTTAGATGAAGAACCTATCTGCATTTTAAACTTTGTCTTTAAATATAAAGCAAAGTAGGTTAAGAGTCAAGGGAGGTTTGAGCAAAATGTTCATCCCAATTTATATATTCAAGAGCTTGATATTTTTTAATGCAAGAAAAAGAATTACAGATGGAGAGAATGAGAACGCAAATGACGAAATATTTACTCCACCAAAAGACTAAATAAAATAAAAAAAATACACGCTATAAAAAAAGAAGTCAACATCGCTTGATTTCTTTTTTACATTAAGTTATTGTAATCAAAAGAAATAAAATGAATGAGAAGAAAGAACGTATTAAAAAACTGATTACGAAAACGGTACAAGATATAACTGAATTAACAATAGAACTAGTATACAACGATGAAGACAACGAAACAATTAAAGATTCAAATGATGGAGAAGATAAGTCCTCATCTACCGAATCTAACTAAGGACGGGGCCTGTGTACATTTAAATACTAAATTTATAACAAAAATAGATATTGCAGTGAAAAAGAATGCATTTAATATGGTTTATACTATATTTTATACATTTCATAGCAATGTTCCAGAATTAAAAATTATACATTTAGGACTTACCCCCTCCAGTATGATAACAGAAAATGATTTACTAGAAGTTCTTAGTAAGTATTGTGTATCTCTTGAAGAGGACGCAGACGCTTTATTAAGGCAATATAATCTTTTTAACAAATGACAATTTACGAATTAATAGAAACACCAAAAACTGAAATAGAACAATTAGTAACTACTAAAATAAAGCAGTATAGAAGGTTCCCGATTACAAAAAAGTCTGGAAAATTAAGGTGGCTTAATGAGCCGTCTGAGGCTTTAAAACAAGTTCAAACAAAGTTTTTAAATAATTTCTTATATAAATTTAAGACCCACCCGATAGCGGTAGGGTTTAGACGTAATATCAGCGTAAAAGAAGGTGCTAAACGACATTTTGGAAATAAGACTTTATTAAATATAGATTTAAGAGGTTTTTTCGATTCTGTAACAGCTAGCATGGTTTTACCTGAAATGATTAAGAGGCTTCATAGTTATAATAACCAACACACCCTTGAATGGGATGAAGCAGACGCAAGACTACTTACGTCTTTAATTACGCTAAATGGGGCATTACCGCAAGGATCTCCTACGAGTCCGGCTATGGCTAATTTAGTATGTTACAAAATGGATATAGATTTACAAGACTTTGCAAAACAAAATAAACTAATAGTTACTAGATACGCTGACGATATTAGTTTTAGTCATCTCTCCAAACGCTATCCGCTTTTGGATCATATAATAGAAATTACCAAAATGGTACAAAAATATCATTTTAAACTAAATTACAAAAAGACTAGAATTATGAGGCCGCATAGACGGATGTCAGTAACTGGAATCGTAATAAACGACAAATACGGTATTCCAAAATATAAACGAAAAATATTTAGAGCTATTTTACATCAAAAACGAAACGTCGACATAACAGAAAGGGAATACCAGCAATTAAGAGGTTATGCCGAATGGATTAGATTTTTAAATCCTGAACAAGGGCAAAAATTTATAGATGAAATAGCTAAAATGAATGTAGTATGAGGCACTAAAAGAAATGGACGTCAAGCTAGGCAAAACAATTGGACTGATGCTAATAATAGCTTTTGCAAAAATTGCAATCCTATTAGCAGAAACCAAAGTTATTGATTTGACAACCGAAGAACCTAGCGACAACTCAAGTGACAGTTAATAATGAGAAAATATAAACATTACAAGATAGTTTTAGAGACCGGAAAGAAAAAAAGTACCAACAGGATATTATATGTCAAAGTACCGGCAGACCCGGCAGTTGACGGCATAATATACGCCCTGGATATATCAAGGAAAATTAGAGATTCAAGATTGAGGTCAATCGTAGGAATCACCCATGAACATTATATGAAGGGTATAGATATGAAGTACACCAACGAGAGCCACGCTGTATTCTAAACCACAGTAGCCTATGCAGTTGCGTGCGTTTACAGAGAATAGCAAAACAATCCTTTCAGTTGATTTTAACAGAGATTTCACATGTGAACAGAAATGTGAATACTGTTATGTCGAAAATATGGAAAGAATTTATTCTGCTTATCTCAATAAAATCACGAGAAACGCACAATGGGCAACTGAAAACCCACAAGGGTTCGCCCAGCAACTGAACACTGAATACACAAAACTGACAAAAAGCAAAGCTAAATCTTATAAAAGATTAGGAAAAATGCCCGTAAGATTATACGGATCAGGAGATTTTAAACCAAAACATTTGGAATTCATTCAAAATTTAGATTTTAAATTTTTTATCATATCCAAAAATTTAACAAAACCTGAATATTATACTTATATAAGTCAGCTCTTAAAAACACAAAACGTTACAAAAATTCTATTAAGTTTTGATAATGCAAATCTTCAAAACTACATAAAATTAGGAAAATTATTTGGAAAAGATAGAATAGGCTTTTGCTATACAGGAATGGCGGATGAATTTAACGAAGTAACCGAACCGTTCAATGTCTTTTTCAATATATCCAAAAAACAAAAAGAAAGAGCGAAATCCAGATTAATTAAAGAACAATGCCCATGTGATAGTGGGGTTTTAGCGCATAAAGAAAGTTGCTCTTATTGTTCAAAATGCTGGAGATCGTCAATAACCAATATACGCAATGGATAAAGAAATAATTAGTGATTTAAATGAAGCGTATGAAAGCGTAGCGATTGAATTTTCAAATTTTCGCAATGCTCACCAATTATATGCCAAAACATGGCAAGTTAGATATGCCAAAATGGCTCGAAGTAGTTTATTAAAATTAAAAAGAATAATTAAGAAATATAGAGTCCTTTCGTTAGAAGAGGCCAAATAGCTAATTCTTCCTCACAACTCTTAGCTGTATTTATATCAACGATCCTCGTAGTATAAATGTCGTGTCTGCTTCGGACACGGAAAAAACTAATAATACCCCAAACTAACAAATCCCCGAGCTAAAACTGTTTAATCCAGAGGGTTAAACACTTATGACCACGGAGATTTACTTCAAGTTCCCTTATTAGACTAACGAAGGAATCAGAATGGGAACTAGTAAGAGTTGTGGGGACTCTATATACAAAATTTCAAAAGTGTGTTAGGTAGGGATTTTTTCCTTATCTGCTTTCTTAGTTGAAAGTCTATACAAAATAGACGGCGTGGCTGTTTCGGCTACGTAGTAGGTTAACAAAAACCAAACACAACGGACCTTCGGGACCTCGAGAATGCTTTTCGATACGCCAGAACAGTCTCCACCGTATTCCACATTTTGTGCGTTAACAACTTGGAAGTTTTTAACCCCCAAAAATGATGGAATGACTACGGAGAACCGTTTTGGCCACGAAAATCATTCTCTCGGATCTCAGGAACGTCGTCCCGAAGATTTTATAACAGTAAAATCATCGGTACGTGTGAGAAATCGCAAAAAAAACGCACTTGCTTGCAGCGTTGTACAAGGATGTTACGTCCTTGCAGAAAAATAACCCGATTCGAACTTAAATGGAAAGAAAGTAAACAAAATGAAAACGCCCAAAAAGAAAAGTGATACATGAAACAACGGAGCGACCACGGGTAAAACCGGGTAGCGAACGGCCCTGAGAAAGGTCCGCTCCCTACCAGCGTTTTACCACAGGTCCCCCGTGTTTCAAGTACATTTTCTTTTTTCTGGGATTTCCATTTTTCGGTTTACTATCCTTTCCAGACTAATTCGAATCAAGCCCGACGGCGGCGCCTCCGGAAGAGTACTGCAGCAGCAGCTGACGCGTACGCCGACACCGGATCCGGATCTCAAATTGGACACGTGTTCGAAAAGGTTCCTCCCACCTGCCGCCCGGCCCAGTCCGCCAGGGTACCTGGTAAAGAAGACGCCGTAGAAAATGATGGCCGTTAACTAAGGAAGATGCTGACAACTGGTAGGCCTGCTACTCGCCGCGTCGTCATCATCCAGATCTACGTGATCATACCGACCGGTCAACAGCTGGCGACCGCGACCGTCATCGGCGATCGCTCCGTCGACAGAAGAACCACATGGTGGTGAATTCATCCAGCCGGCCCACTGGCCAACAAGGCCCCCGGGGCCCGGATGAGCTCGCGTGCCGAGACGTCCACGATTTCGAAGCCTACCTCAGATCGAGCTGATGCCGTTTAGGCCGCACAGCCTTCAGAGCGCTTCAGGAAATCCCGTCCCCAAAATGGTATACTAGTATACTAGATTTGCCCGCCGCTCCGGCCAAAATTCTAGTATAATCTGGGAAAAGGTTATTAAAAATATCGGAATACTCCGAGTGTGCAAGCTCAAGTTAAGAAAAAGGGTCCGATTTTCGGATCGGTCCTTTTTTTTATCTTAAAAATTGTTTATATTTAATAAAGGACATAACCAATAATTATAAATGAAACCTAAATTATTTATCTGGAGTGATTTTTTAGTACCGACGGGGTTCGGAATAGTAGCTGAAAACTTATTTAAAGATTTACACAATTATTATGAAGTATCTATACTAGGTATAAACTACTTTGGAAATACTAAATACGATACTTCTAAATATTTCGTATACCCTGTAACTAAAGAAGATCCCCTGGGCGGCCAGAAACTGTGTGCCCTTGCACAAGCAGAAAAGCCTGACGTAATATTCTTATTTCAAGATATCTTCCATATTTCAGAAATCATTCCCGAATTAAAAAAAGTATTACCAAATACTAAGATAGTATCTTATTTCCCTATAGACGGTACACCTCCTAGCGTGGGATGGCAGAAAATATTTGAGCATTCCTCAGCAGTAGTAGCTTACACAGATTGGGCAATTGAAATTTTAAAAGATACTTACGAGATCAAAATACCTATACACAAATTATACCATGGTGTAAACGAAACTACTTTTTATCCACTACCTTACGATAAAATCCAAGAAATAAGAAAAGACTATAAATGGGCAAATAAGTTTGCTGTTTGTAATGTTAATAGATTTCAACCACGGAAGTTTATACCCGGAACTGCACGAGCCTTCAGTATGTTTGCAAAAGGGTACAAAGTTTGTAAATGTGGAAATCATATGCCTATTAATCGTAAAAAATGCGATTTAAATATGTGTCCTGAAAGTGATATTGTAGAAGTAGTTAAAAGGAATAGACGGGACGTTTATTTGTATTTACATATGATGTCAGCAGAAATGACTATGGGGCCAGGAGCCGCAAACTTATTACAGAATCACTTATTAAATGCTGGATTTGTAGATAGCGACACTGATGGGGACGATACTATACTAGGAGTAAATGCTAGGAATATATACAGCGGTGAAGTACCTTCTTCAGAAATTAACAAAATTTATAATGCCTCAAATATTAATATATCTTCTACAATAGGGGAAGGAAAACTAAACGAAGGCACCTTAATTTTATGTAGAGATGGGTATAAACGAATAGAGCATGTTACCCCTGAAGATGAAGTAATAAATGACGAGGGTAATTGGTCGAAAGTAAAGAAAACATTAGGAACTCCTTTTGATGGAAAAATATATTCCATAACTATGGATGTGTTTTCAAAACCAATTCTTTGTTCTCACGATCATCCTTTTTTATTAAAAGATAAAAGTTATAAGCGTGCGGAACTATTGAACGTCGGAGACATAGTAGCTTTACGACGTCCTAAATGGAAAAATAAAATTCCAACACAAATAGACTTAGCAGATATGGGACTTCCACACCCTAACTATGAAATAACAGATACCCAAATAAATAGTAAACAACGAAGAAGTAGTTTGCAAAGGTTCATACCAATAAATGCGGAGATTTTAAAGTTTTTTGGAATTTTCTTAGGATGTGGGCATGTAACAGATAGAGGTATAATGTTTAATTTTAAACATAGAAAAGCAGAATTATTTGAGTATGTTGATTATATATTTAATAAATATTTTAATGTAGAAGGTTCATATGATGGTACATATTCTGATCAAGCTGGCTATGTTAGAATAGCAGCAAAACCTTTATTAAAATTATTTAGACATCTATTTGGAGAAAAAGCATCAGAAAGAACTATTCCTACATATTTTTTAGCATTAGATAAAGAATTAAGGGGAGAGTTACTAAATGGTATAATGTCTGATGTAATTCACGGACAAAATACTTTATCATATGAAGTTAAGTCTGAAGAGTTTGCATACTTGTTAAGAGACTTATATTTGAGTACAGGGCTATTAAGCTTTATTAGGGAAGAGAATTACAAATACATCATAACGTTAGTGTTTGACCAAACTTCTCATTCTAATATAGAGATGGATAAAGAGTTTGTGTATTTACCTATTGAGAGTATAAGTTCTTCAGATGAATTTTCAAATAGTCCTAAATTTTTAGGCTATGATTTAGAAGTACCTAATGGAGAATCATATACCTGCGCTCAAGTAACTGTCCATAATTGTGGTTTATCATTAATTGAAGCGGCAGCAACAGGTACTCCAAGTATAGCCCCAAAAAATAGCGCTATTCCTGAAATGTTAGGAGACACGGGGCATATAGTACCTAATTTAGCAATATTTAATATGTCTATGGATAATGGGCATTTACGCCCAGTGGTAGACCCTTTTGAAATGATGAAAGCTTTAGATATTGAATACAAAAAATGGAAAGAATCCGACAAAGAAAAGGATATTAATCTAGAGTGTATTAAGAATGTTGAAACTAAATTCAGATGGGAAGATAAAAGAGAAGCTTTACTCAAAATTTTAAAAGAAGTTTAGATGAATATTTGTCTCTATAAGACAACAAATTTGGCACAATGTCCAGATCATTTAGCTTCTGGTATAAATAAGTATTCAGAGCATCGAGCAGTAGTTAGCCAAAATACAAGTATAGGGGACTTTGTACACTTTAATAATAATTTTGTATTTACTAGAACTCCGTCGTTAATGCACTATCACAGTGAACCTTGGAGAGTGCTTTTAAATTATAAAGGCTTTAAAGTAGTTAACCCCCAATACCATGCCACTTTACCAGAATATCAAGATTGTATGCCTAGTAAATGGATGTTTATGGATTTAGAAGATAAACAGCTTTATAGTCAAAAAATAATAGATTCTAGAATAAAAGTAGGGTATTCACCTAGCACTTTAGAAGGAGTAGATACTTACGATAAAGGAGTTAAAGTTACAACGGCTGTACTTAAAAAACTTAAAGAAAAATTTCCCGAAGACTTTGATTTTGATATTATATATAACGTATCCTTTGAGGAATGTATGTCTAGAAAAGCTAATTGCAATATTATTATTGACGAATGTGTCACTGATAGCTTTCACATGTCTAGTTTTGAGGGATTAGGTTTAGGAAAATTAGTAATATGTTCTATGTCGTCCCAGATTTCTAATAATTTATTAAAGATCTCCGGGGCGTCAACTAATCCTATACGAAATGTCTATATAAAGGACTTAGAAAACTTTTTAGAAAATCTTGTAGTAACTAACCAATTACAAGAAGTTTTAATAGAAGGTGCAAAAAATAGAACTTGGGCAGAGCAGTATTGGGGTCCTCAGGGCATAGTTAATTACTGGATCGATATTTATACCACAATTTACTCACAATATTAAAATGAATAAAATAAGAATACATATGATTGGTGCTCCGCATCAAAATGTTATTATAAATGATCCACATATAACTACAGATCCTTACGTTACTAAAATGTATCTTCTATGTAAAAAGTTTACTGAAGAGGGTCACGAGGTAATATATTATGGAGTAGAGGGGAATGAAATGATTTGTACTAAAAATATAGAATACATTTCAAAAGAGATGTGGAAAACACATTGTGAAAATAGAGATCCAAATACTTCCTTTGAAGACCATTTATATAAACCCGAATCAAAGTTATATAAACATGCGGAAGCTACACTAATTGAAGAAGTTAAAGAAAATTTTAAAGATATTTTAACTGACGTTATTTTAGTGGGATATGGAAATTGGTCTCCAAAATTAGGAGAATTAAAAGCTATAGGAGCTACCATAGAATATGGTATAGGCTATTTATCTACTTTTGCCGACTACTTATGTTTTGAAAGTAACGCCTGGATGAATACTTACTATGGAGTTAATGGGTATATAGACACCAACAAATGGTTTCATTCAGTTATTCCTGGGTATACTGATCCTAAAAATTTTGAATTTAAAAAGAAGAAAGAAGATTATTTTCTTTTCTTAGGAAGGTTAGGAGACGCTAAAGGGATGAATGTAGCGGTGCAATTGGCTAAACATTTTAAAACTACACTATATGTGGCCGGCAATGGGGATTCTTCTAAACTAAAAGATAAGGAAGGTTTAATTAAATATGTAGGCGTTGCTGCTGGAGATAGAAAAAAAGAATTATTAGCTAACGCAACCCTTACTTTTTGTTTAAGTAAATATGTAGAGCCGTTTGGCAACGTGCACATAGAAAGCCTAATGTCTGGGACGCCTGTAGTAACCACGGATTGGGGAGTTTATACAGAAACAGTTCCTCATGGAGTTGTAGGCTTTAGAGGAAGAACCTGGGAAGATTTTACTTATGCTATAAGAAATATTAAAGATATAGACCCACAAGATTGTAGAGATTGGGCTATTAAACATTTTAGTTTAGAATCTGTATACCCGAAATTTATTGCTTATTTTGAAAAATGTATTTCTCATAAATACCTACAGAATGGGTGGTATTTTGATCGATTTTTGGAAAGTGGGCATAAAGATTTTTATACCTATAAACCTTATATAACTAATTATCATAATTATTTTAGCGATAAAGCATTAGAGAAATCGCCTGTAGAATTATGCAAATTAAAGAATATAAAAAAGAATCAAGATGTTTGGGTTTTAGGTTCCGGAGCTTCTGTAGAATATATAGATAAAGAATTTTTTAATAATAAAACTACTATCTGTGTTAACCAATCAGCTTATGCTATAGATAATCCAGAATATATAGTAATAAAGGATCCTAATCCGGAAGTCATAGATTATGCAGAAAAAACTAACGCAACTTTATTATTCTCTAATTTTAGAGAAGGCCATTCTAGACATCCACTTAATCAAATAGATTTAGAAAACTCAATTAGGTATTTCCATAATGAAAATAATATAGAAATCCCAGAAGAGTTTGACTTTAACTTAGATAAACTAATAGTTAGCCAGTCTACTATCACTACAGCTATACACTTGGCGGCTTATATGGGTGCTAAAAATATTATTTTAGTGGGCCATGATTGTGGTACCTTAGACGAAGTTACAGAAATAAAAGAATATAATACTTCCAAAAGGGGTGAGTCAGTAAGAACTAATGAAAAGTATCTTAATTGGTTAAAAACAATAGAAGCTCATACTCTTAATTTAAAAGAAAAATTAATAAAACATTATGGTGTAAATATTACATCTTTGAATCCATTCATAAACTTTAACCTAGAAGGACATACTTTTAAGACTAGTGAAAAATATTAAAAAATTATCAGGTATGCAGGCAGCTTCAGACATATACATATTATGTTCAGGGCCTTCCGCTGATTACCTACAATCTCAATTCCTTAATGATAAAATTGTCATAAGTGTAAACGCTTCATACAAGGCTTACGGAACTATAGACATATGCGATTATATAGTTATGCAAGATTATAATTCAGAACTAATTGAGGAAGCCGGGTCTGGTTTATACGACTGGCCAAAATTAATAATTCCTGAGCATGCGGGCGGGATGAAGACTGCAAAATCTTTTGTTAAATTAGAAGAGCAGCTATTTCCCGAATTTAAGGAAAAAAGGTACAACAGGCTATTTTATTATAAACACCAACATAATGTAGGAGTAAATAATAAAAAGCTAGATTGGACTAATAAGGAATATCTAACTATAACTAAATGTAGTACTCATACAGCAATGCATTTAGCCGCTCACTTGGGAGCTCATAATATTATTTTAGTGGGCCATGATTTGGGCAGTATAGATGGAAAATTGAATTATAAAGACTATAAACGTTATGGTAGCAAAGACTCTTATGTAAAATGGATGAAGAACAACGAAAACATAGGGCTAGACACTGTTAAACGTATAAGGGGTGCCTATGGTGCATATATTAATATAATGAGCTTAAATCCCTTCCTATCGCCTAATTTAGATGGGCACTCTTATAAATTTCTAGGATAAAAAAAAGACCCTCTATTCGAGGGCCTCATCTATTACTGAATCAAAATATCAAATTGTGATAATAGGCTTACCAAATTTATCGTAAGTAAACTCAGTGAATCTATCTTCCACTAAGTAACGAGGGTTATTTATAATATCCTCGTATTCAGCCTTTTCAGACTCATAGTTAAGGCGAAAAGTGCCTACTTTTTTCTTTCCAAAAAAACTAACCATTAGCCACCCCATCTTTTACGATCATTGGCTGCTAAATCTTCTATCCCCATATCTTGGGGGTCATGGTCTAAATGTTCCCAACCATCTTCTGCTAATTTTTCTAAATCAGTAGTTTCCTCATAAGGGATTCTTTTTATTTCATTAGTTTTTATGTTTCTAAAAACTTCGTATGTTCCATATTTTTCCATCATATTCTCCTTAAGGCGTTCCTCTGGTTTGTCCTTTAGTTTTTTCCGGGCCAGTTTTTACCTTATTACTATTACGCTGTCCAGGCGTTTTTTGATTGGGCTCTGTTTGAGTTCCCTGGGCGCCAATTTCAGAAACCTCTGCTGCTTGCATATAATAATTTAAACGCTCCATAACTAAGTTTGCAGTTACTGGTGCAGTTTTACTAATTTCCTGTATAGCCTGAGTTTGTTCCTCTGGCCCAAAGAACATTAGGGTTTTAGCATATTTTTCTATAACTTCATATGGGTCAATTGGGGAGCCTGCATTTTCTTCCATAAGTTCTTTTTCAAAAACTTCAGCTCTTAATCTTAATAGCTCGTCTTCAGCAGCTTTTTGCGCTCTAGCTTGATACCTAGTCATTATCACAGTAGCTTGGCCTTGAGCCTCGGCTTCTCTAATAGCTTTTTTAATTCCTTGATCAATCATTGCGCTATTTTCTTTAGTATTAGATATCTCTTCTTCGACAGCGGAATAACCAAAGTCTTGAAGAAGTGTAGACGCAGATAAAGCTCCTAATTCATTTAATTGTAATGATAATTGTTTAGATTGAGAGTCATCACTCATCTTAAATTTCTTCAATTGAATTTCGATTGAAGGGTATTTTAATAAGGTAACTATCTTATCGATAACAAAATAATTAATGAAATCTAACATATCTTCTCTATAAGTTAGGAATCCATTTTCTACAATACGTAATGAAATAGAAGAACCAGTCCACGAAGTTCCACCTTTAATAAATTCTACAGGAACTCCAATACTGTTAATAACGTTTTCTTCTAAAAATTTCATTTCAGGAGTTAATAATAGAGATCTAGCATTTCCACCAAGCTCTTGATATTGAACTGGAATAGGAAAAATACCTACATGGTTAGGGTCGCTTCTCCATTTTTTAACTTGCTCTTCAATATTAGCGCGCCATTTCCCTAAGTTCATCATAGAATAAGGATCCATAGCGCCTGTATTAGCTGGCGATATTAATTTTTTAGGTACAATATGGTCATTAGCTATCGCTTCATTACCACGTTTTAAAGTTTGTTGGTAATAAATTAGTCTAAGAGCGGCTAATATACGAGGTTTGCCCCATCCCATATCTTCCTCTGCTAAAGTAGGAGCTTTAAAATGATATAAATTATTGTTATCTAACATAATTTTTTTCTTTTTCTTTAAAGCTTCTAAGAAGACTGCAGGTATATCTTCTAGTATGGCCATGTTCCCTACTAAAATTCCTTGCTTAATCTTATTAGGCATTGCATAATAATAACGAGCATTACCTGATATAGGGTTATAGTCTATATCAATATTTTCAGGAGACCATCTAACGAATTTTAAACTACTAATTGTAGTTAAAGGTTCATCCTTAATATTCATTGGAGTTTCGTGCCCACACTTTTCACAGATAGCCTGGAATACAAATTTCTTTAATTTTACCCCACGCATAGAAGCTATTTCTGCCTCTGTACCACAAACATTACAAGCTAAAAATCTCTTTTGCTTTAGAAAGGCAGATACAAAACAGTTACCATAAGTATAGTAATCTAAACCAATTTCAATTAATAAATTCTTTAAGCGTATTTCTTTTTTAAACGCTTTAGCATATAGCTCTTTTATATCTGGTTCAATAGAGGTGTCATATATAATATCCGTTATAGGATACTCAGTCATCTTACTAATAACATTTCGTAAAATTTCATTAGTATAATAAAAAGTTTTACAGAACTTAAATAACGTTTTTATATTTCTTGGTAAAAAATTCTGTGATAAATCAAAAAATGGATTAGGGTACTTCTTACCTTTATATTCATCTATGTCGTTTTCTGTTAAGTAACGTACTGGCATTATTTAATGTACTCCATGATTTTTAAATATTTTGCAGCCTGTATACCCAACCTATCCTCTTCAAGAGGAAAAGGCCCGCTGCCTGCTTTATCTTTTACTACGTCAAGCATAGAATCGTCTATATTAGCGAATGGGTGGAAAAAGGTATATCCATTATCTATAAACATAAATTTAATATATTGAGTCACTTCAAAACTAAGTTCTAAATTAGGATGCATATTTTGTATGATATCCAAAGCCTTCCAAATAAATTCAGGAAGGCATCCTTCTGTTTTACCTACATCCGGGTTAATACCATTAAGTACTAAACATACGTTCTCAAAGACATCCATGTCTTCGTAAGCCTGTCTAGTTTCCCTTAAAAGCTTTATTACTAACACTTGCTGTCTTTCTAAATTATTTAATTTAGGAAAAAGCTTATGTAAAGTTTCCGGCTCTATTACGCCTGGTATTTTTAGTAAGTCTTCTATTAACATTTTATTTTTTGAGTGGTTTTCTCCAGATGCTTTCACGCCATTTAGGTTTTACTATATCTTTAAATAAACCACCCTTTGGGTTATTTAATGCAGCTTTATTTTTATATAAATAAGAATCTAATCTGCCACCTTGTAACATTCGAAGCTTAATCTTTAAATTATAATCTTTAGGTTGCTTGGTAATATGTAATATTTTATTTTTATTTTTAGCAAAAGGTTTTGCCCAATTGGGAACCTTCATTACTGCGTATTTTTCAAATACATATTCTGCTTTATCCATTTTAATTCTCCTCTAACTGAGCTTCTACGTAGCATCCTCGTGCTACAGCAGTAAGTGGTTCGTCTACTAATTTTATCTCACTAATCTCTAGTGGAAATTGTTTTTGTTGAAATTGGTCCTTAAATACATCGATAAACCCATTAACCATTGAAGACCCTCCACCAATAATTATGGGAACTGCGTCTGGGAAATTAGGCATACTTGTAGATGCAAATTGATTTGCTATATTAGATAGTAAGTACCGTACCATAGCTTCATAATAAGTTTTTACAGCTTGTTGCTCTCTAGTGCGCTCTACGTCGGAAGTAGGGGCTATAGTGTAGTCTCCAGCTTCTTTAATATACTGAGCTTTAGCTGAGGAAATGCCACAATCTCTTGCTACATTTTCATCGATCCAATCTCCCGATTTAGCTACGCTAAACTCTAAGGTAGACATCCCCGCATACATAATAGCTAAATTACACATACCAGCCCCCATCGAAATAGAAATACCAGTTAACCCCGCAGTTTGTAATCCAGCTAATCCTAAAGCTATTGCTTCATTTATAGCTCTAGCTTCATATCCTAAAGAATCAATTATTTGTTTTAAAACATCTTCATGATAGTTAACTTCTTGGACTTTATCTATAGGTTTTCCAGGAACACAATATACTATGCGTTCTTTTTCTTTTTCTGCTTTCCCTACTAACCCTAATATAATTTCCCTTAATACTGGAAAAGCATCCTGTTCTGTAGGGTTTAATAACCCTTGAGACATAGGCCTACTTAATTCTTTATTACCAAAAACTTGGGCATATTCGTACGCTTTCTTACCTATAATATGCAATCTATTATTAATTTCAACGTATGGTACTTTTAATAAATTTAGCTGTCTAGTAGTAGTAGTAGTTTTATCAATAGTTAAAAAAGCATTACGTTGTAAACGCATACCGTTTTCATCTACAGCTACAAAATTACCAGTTCCACAATCCAATCCTTTCATTAGTTTAAGCTCCCTGCATTATTAATTATTTCATCATCTATACTTTTTGCTAAGTTTGAAGCCCCTACTTCATAATCAAACATAATTTTACCATCAACCTCTTCTATAGGTACTTCAAATTGTTCAGCAGGTATATACTCTGCTGGTTTTGATTTAAGCTTTCCCCGTATAGGCCCTTCGTCTGTTAAACCATATTGTATATATTTATCATTCTTAATATTAATTTTTTTATTTTTAATAACAAAAGCTTGATATAGAGAAACGGCCGCATGTATGAATACGGCTCCGGCTAAAATAATTATTTCCATTATAATAAATTGATTACGTCTTTTTTAATAGGGGTAGGTAATGATTCTAAAATATCTAAAGCTTCTTCACCTCGTAATTCGGAAACAACCCCATTACCAACAACAGCAGCTAAATCCATATCTGGGACATTAGCTAATTTTTCTCTCGTAACTGTCACTCCGTCTATTACTCTGGAGGCTTCCTTAGTAAAGGCCATAGTAGTAACCATCGGGTCTTCTACTCCATGCCCATACCTTCCTAGTAATCCTACCTTCTCATCAATCTTATATAAAGCTTCGGCAGTCTTAATGGCTCCAAGGTCATCAGCTTGTTTTATTAAATCATCATATAATGAGTGGCTAGCTGTGTCAGATTCGCCAATAAATCCTTTCCTAACTTGTATTAAATTAAAAAAGTCCTCATTAAATTCATCTCGTAATTCTGAATATTTTTGAATAGCAGTACCACTAAGTTCAATATCTATATCTTGGGCAGCTTCCATAGTATTATTTATAAATTCTATTTTCTTAACTGTGTCCATTTTTTGATGATGTGTATCAAAATAAGATGCTGCTTTTTTTACAGCTAACTCGGTATGTAAGGGATATTTTTTTTCTTCAGCCCACGCATACTTTTCAATTGATTCAACTACTTCGCTAGTTTTTTCTACAAAAGCTTTTTCATTAATAGTACGAATATCTAAAGTGTTTGGAACAAATTTATCAGAATGATAATTTTTTAAACCCTCAGGAACTTGTATACCATAATTAAAAGCGGCACATGTCAAGTTAGTAGCTGCAATTTTTACGACTTCTTCTGGTAACGAGTTTTTCTCCTCATCTAAGAAAGCCATATTAATTTCTACAAGTTCTGGGGTAGTAGTAGCAAATTTTTGCAATTTCCCATGACTGGGATGCCACAAAATTAAAGCTACATTGGATTCGGATAACGCTCCAAGTTCTTCAAGTGATTGTACATGAGCTGTCTTAACAGAGTCAGATAATTCCTCTACTACTTCAGCTAATTTTTGTAAGTCTTCGTTAAGAATAAAATCTGTTACGTCTAAGCTTCTGCTCATTAATTTTTTCATTTTTAGTGTCTCCTAAGAAAAAATAAAGTTTTTTATAAAGTTGATTAGGATATATCCAGGGCAAGCTGGCTTGCCAAAAGAATCATGTCCATAAATTTCTGTTTCATCTAAGTCTAGTTTTTCATTTTTTAAAAGAGTATTTAATAGTTGTTTTAAACTATGCAATTGCTCTTTAGTAGGGTGAGAGTCCATTCCTGAATGATCTACACCGTTAAAATCTCCCATAACTAGAATACCTATAGAAGAAGTATTTTGGCCTTTACAGTGCCAAACAATACTACTTAAGTTATTACAAAGCAACACTGAGCCGTCTTTCTCTATAACATAATGATAACAAATGTGAGGGGCCCCATTAGGTGAAATATGATTATTTTCTCCTGGAGTAATATGATAGTTATTAACAGACTCTGCTGTAGCACCAGACACTAACGCTTGATGTATAATTATTTTATTAATCCTATTAAAAGCTCTATTAGCCCATACCCTAGTTTCATGCCAGGGCAGGACACTAGTCATATCTTTTATTTCTAATGGAATTTCTTCCTCTTTTTTGAATTTAGTAAATATATTGCAAATATTCCACATGTTTTTTTTATTTTGGTTTAATTTAATTTAAAATTGGCAGGCACGGAAGGAGTCGAACCCTCATAACCGGCTTGGACCCCGGCATACGGTTTTGAAGACCGTTCCCATAAACCAAATGGGAATACGCACCCATACTTTTATAAGCTTTTACAACTCATACTCATAGGTATATAACTGGGAAATAGTTTATCTTCATGTTTCTTCGCTAACTTTGAGAGTTCTCTTTTAATTACAAGCTCCCCCTCTTTTCTACTTTCTACAGTCTCATCTAAAATATAAGTAGTTTTCGCAATATGATCATTTATTTGTATTGAAAAATTATTTGATCCCGCAATTGGGTCTATATGCCCTTCGAGAAGAGTACTCATTATTTAGTGTTAACTCCTTTCCATTTTTCCCAGCTTCTCATTCCACCAATACCTAGTAAACTAGTTACTAAAGGAAATAATACTGCCATATCTAATACAGGTAAAATAGCTACAGAGCCGAACAGTGCAAGTATAGCTCCCAAAATAGGAGCAAATACATATTGATACCCTAAGCCAAAGACACACACCCAGCCTATGAATGGGCGCCAACCTGCTACAAATATAGATTTATGAGAAGCTTCAGCCAAATTAATTTTCATTTGACCAGCATCCAACCACTTTTGCATATCAGCTTTTTCATCAGCACTTAATATGTATTCTCCTACAATATCAGCACCCTTGCCTAAAATTTCGCCAACCCCTGACTTGCCTAAAACAGATCCTAAAGCTTTGCTTAAAACAGACATTATTTATCCTCCGTACTTTCCTTAAGTAATTTATCCAATAACTCTATTTGACCTCTAGTATAGTCGTGAGCCTCTTTTTCTAAAACAATTTGAGTTTGTATATTAGTTATTTGCTCATTTAAATTATCAACAAGATGTTCTCGTTTTAAATTTTCCTCAATTAACTTCTCTCTTTTATCTTTTAAATCCATAATACTTTATTTTATTGGTTTGTATAATCTTTCTTTATTAAATATAACAATTATTAAGGTAAATATCAACTAATATTATGAAGTAGTATCATATAATCACTTCAAAGTTATAGTTACAGCCGCCGGCGCGGTAGCTGGATCTACTTTAATAGAAATAATATCACCTTTTGAAAATTCTGCAGAAAAATTAAAGTTGGTAAGAGTCTTTGCTGTGAGAGTTTGCTTGTTAGTTCAGCCCCCTCCTCCAGGAATAGCTCCGTTTATATATATGTCAATATCCGTAGTACCGCCAGTGGCGTCAGGATATACTTGGGCCACAAGTAGTTTGCCATCTCACGGAGCTATCATTTTAGTAGAATAATCAACCGCAGCTTGTTCATTTAAAGTTCCAGCAAGTGGTATGTAATATGCTGCGGCATCTGACGGCCAGTATGCGTGGGTTGAATAATGATCTAATAATCCTTTATAAGATATAGCTGCAGAGCTCATACTTTTTTTAGGAGTAATAGTTCCGCCAGTAAGATCAAAAGAAGAATGTAAATCACTAATTAAATCGTTATGTACTTGATGTCTAGCTACTAATTGGCTTTGATCTCTATAATAATCAGCGGCTACATATATACCCGATTCTGCTATATTATTAACTAGTATAACAGCTCTAACTTGCGGGTCTATATCATAGTATCCACTGGAAGTTAAGGTGTTTACAAGACCGATTCCACTAACCGTAGTAACTACATAAGGATCTATAAGCTCTAATGCGTCTCTAATAGTATCTACTTTAGTTTGTATATCACTTATAAAATTATCAAGAGTTACAGTAGTATTTAATAATTGATCTCTGAACGGAAGTCCAGATAGATAGTTAATACCGCTAATAGTTCCACTAATAGTAGCATTAGCACTAACGGCTTGGAATGTGTTAAGTTTTGTTAAATCTAAATATGCTATCATGATTAAGTTGGTATTTTTCTAATAATTAAATTTTCTCCAGAACCACCACTAGTTGAAGGGAATCAGATATTTGCACCATCTCACACAGCGTTTCTGATTCCAGCGTAAGCACTTCCTACGGGAATACTGCCCTCCTCTACCGCTGTTTCTGTATTAAATATGGTTAAACTAGCACTAGACGCTAATGTTAAATAGGCTTTTCTTCCGGCAAATATCCCGCCAGTTACCTGCGTAGATACAAGCAATGATTGCCATTGAAATGGAACATCTCCAGATTGCTTAAAACGCGCTAATGTAGGGTTAGCTGATTGTGATGCTCCATAAAAACATCAGACATCTATACCATCATAAAAAATCGGTTTTATTCCTCACGCAGGAAGAGAGGTATCTCAGGACGCTCCGTCAATATTATATTTTGCCATTTTACGAAGTCCATTTCAAGTACCTTGTTCCGCTGTTCAAATATAAGTACCATCATATAATATACGATCTGTTCACATTACCCCATCAAATCCAGCAATAGTAGCAGAGGAATCTCCTGCTATGCTATATTTCTCAAGAGCATTAGTGTCTCAAGTAGCTGCACCATCATTACACGATCAAATATTACTACCATCACATATTAACATAGAAGCGGCAACTGCTAGCGTATGAATGTGTGTATGTGTTGACATGTCGTCCGGGTCTACGCTAAACAAATAGCTTTCTTCGGTTTCGTCATCGATAATAGCCGTATAAAGCAGAGAGCCGTCTGTAGTAATTGAGTATAGTGCTGGATAATCTGTAGTGGAAGCTCCAGGAACTGTAATATCTTGAGAAGTAACTGTTTTAGTATGTACATTTATTTTATACATACGAGGAACAGACGATAATCCCAGTACATCTGTATATCCTCCACAGATAAATAAGTCTGTTTTAAGAAAAACCATAGATATAGCATCAAAGGTATAATTAGCTGGGATTGTAATAGTTATGTCCTCTATTCCAGCAAATGTGTTGTTTCCTAAATTAAAAGAATAGTTATGTTCAGGGATACTGGCAATTCTACCTGTTAAATGGCCACCTTTAAAGTATCCTCTTCCAGTTTTAACCCCAGCGTCAAATTGTCTAATACCATTATGTTCTGCTACCAGCCCATCCGTGGCATTTAGTTTTACGGTATTTAATCCACTCACTAATCCTATTTCGTTATTATCCAGATCAAAATAAGTAGATCCATCTAAAGAACTAATTTTTCCTATTGCAATTGAATCAGCTCAAAGTTCTCTACTAACCCTTATATCTTCTACATATACAGGTGATTCTGAACTTGTAGCGTTAGCTAGAGTAATACCTATAAATCTTGTTGAAGTATTAATGGTACCTAAAGTGTCAACATGGGTACCAATAATAGCTAAACCTTTAGCTCAGGAAGTAGAACTACTATAAGTTTCTGTAGTTACTAATTCACCAATATATTTTTTATCAATATCCCATTCAGTTATAGTAAGTGTAGCAGACACCGCACTTTCAGAATTAGTTTTTTTATGATAAAAAGATATAAAATAATTTTCATCATCAGATATAGGCATTAAATGATTTGGATGGGTCATTACGTTGGAACCATCAATTGGGCCAAGACCATCACTTAATGTTAAACAAATTTCCCCTGACTTCGACTCAGTAGTATTCCTCTGCCCAGTCTCTAAGTCAACTAAAGAGGACATTATAGTTCCTACAGAATAGGTAGCACTTTGTATCCAGCCATAAATTATACCACCATCATCAGGTAAATTAGTACCTGCATGTTCAAAATCATAATTAGTTACTAAATTATCACTTCCTGGTAATCCTAAAACTCCGTCTGGACCACTAAATCCTACAACACCGCTTGCACCTTGAGGGCCTGAAAATCCTACAGGCCCAGAAAGCCCTTGAGCCCCGCTTATACCTGAAGGCCCTGTTGGCCCAGGAAGTCCTGAAATTCCTGAGGGACCAGAAAGCCCTTGAGCCCCACTTATACCTGAAGCCCCTGTCGGTCCGGGAAGTCCTGTTGATCCAAAAGGCCCTTGTAATCCTTGAGAACCGCTTTGACCTGAAATTCCTGAAGGCCCTTGAGATCCAGAAGGCCCTGAGAATCCTTGAGCTCCATCTGGTCCTGAAATTCCTGAAGGCCCTTGAGGTCCCGAAACTCCATCTATACCTTGAAGGCCGTCTGGTCCAGAAAAACCAGTAGGTCCTT